CTACCCTCCCTTTTCGAGCTTCGCAAGCACGGCTTGAACAACCGCTGCTCTGCTGACGTATTTCCGCTTCATCGCCTCCACGTCGTCTTCCGCCCAGCCCATGATCAGGGCGACTTGCGGAGCCTCTACGCCGGCCGCCAGCAAGGTGGTTGCTGCGGTCCTCCGGAGGTCGTGGAAGGTGCGAGAGACCTTGGCGTCGTCACACGCCTTCCCGAACGATGAGCGCAGCCCGTCCGCGGTCCACGGACGCTTGCCGCGCGTGGTGGTCAGGATCACTGGCCCCCGCTTCTCGATCCGCTCCAGCAAGGCCCGACAGGCCGGCGTGATCGGCACATGGACCGTCTTCCCCCGCTTCGACGTCCGATAGACGAAGGACCCGTCCTTTTCGTGGTTCCAGGCCAGCCGGATCAGGTCGGACTGCCTCAGGCCCGTGTGGATGGCGAGCTGAACGGCCCAGCCAAGCTCCTTCGACGCCACCTCAAGGAACGCGGCGATTTCCGCGCCCGACCAGATGCTGTCGCTCTTGTCGGCCTTGTGCAGCCGGCCGATGGGCGCGGCGTGGTTGACGGTGACGTAAACCCACTCTTCCGCCCAACCCAACAGCGTCTTCAGCACGCCCACGGCCATGTCGGCGGTGCGCGGCGTCTTCGCCATGCTGTCTCGCCACGCCAGGAACGCCCGCCGGATGCGGGGGTCTTCCAGCACCGCGATGGGCGCCGAACCCCACTTCGTCTCGATAGCGTCGAGGTGCTTCAGGTATGCCCGTTTGGTGTGGTCGCTGAGCTTGGTGAAATCGTCGGCCGCCTTGTACCTGACGATGATCTCGCGCAGCGTCCCCTCTATCGGGGCCTTGCGCTCGGCGTGTGCGCGCTCGAAGCTGGAGACGTAGGCGGGGCTCCCCGGCTCGCCTTCCAGGCGCGGCCCGCCTCGCCAAGCGTAGTGGTACTCGCGGCCCTTCGCCTTGACGACGTGGACACCCTTAAGCCGCACGACCACCATTCTCCTGCTCCCACTCCTCGAAGGGCGAGAGAGCCTTCTTGGGGCCGTGCGGAGCGGTCAACAGGCGAATGCGCCCATCGGGGTAGATCTCCACCGCCGGGTGCTCGATACCCACAGCCTTAGCCGCACGGATCGCGCGCTCTACATCAGCCTGGGTGAAGCGGGTGGGTTTGGTCATGCTTTCCCGCTCGGGGCATTTTCGGGGTCGAAAGGCTCGCCGCGCACGAGAATTTCCCGCTCGGGAAACATCACCCTGGCGGCGGCGCGAAGGTCGCCCAGGGTGATGACCGACCCAGCGAAGCCGAACGCCACGCAATGGTCGCCCGCCTCCGAGAACCACTCCCGATAGTTCGGGTCCGTGGAGTCGGTGACGGCCTTGGCGATGTCGAAGAACGGGGCGGCCGCCTCAAGCTGCCGCTGTGCTGCTTCCAAACCGTCAGCCGCCCGGCGGGCCAGGCGCGCAAGCTCCCGGCCACGGTCGGCGCTCTCGATGGCGTTCCGTGCCTCGTCAACGTAGGCAGCGCAGTTGCGGAGTTCGGTCGCGATCATTCCACCCACGCGGCTTCACGCTCGCGCGCCTCCTGCAACATGGCTTCGGTGTGGTTCTGCCCGATGTCCTGCAAGACCATCGCCTCGGCCTCCTGATCGAAGGGGCCGGGCTCGCCATCGACAAGCTCAAGGCGAAGTTCTTCAACCTCGTCGGGCGAACCGGGGTCGTACTTGTAAGGGTCCGCCATGTAACCGGCGCCGGTCTCGGGCGAGCCCCAGGCGACGGTGTAGGAGACTTCGACCTCCACCGGCACTCTTCCGAAAGGTGTAGAGTCGCCGATGGGCTGGGTGGTGGCGTAGCGATAGCGGGTGCTCATGCGGCCAAGTCCTGTCCGTTGATGTGGCAGAGGAAGTCGCAAGCTGGGGCGACGGGATCGCGGGGCGGGTCATGTGTCCGTCTCGTCCCCGGCCCCGGCGTCTGGCGCAGACAACGGCCTTGCCGTTGCTTCGGCGGGGGGAGGGGATGCGTTGAGGCCGAGCATCTTGATCGCGTCGGCGGATTGTCGCGCCCGCATCATCGCCTGCTGGCACTCGTGGGCGGCGGTGGCTCCGAACGGACAGACGCCGCCGTGGGGTGTGGGGTCGACCCAGAGGCCGTAAACCTTGTCCCAGCAGACGCGGCAGTGGGGGGCCTCGCTCACTCGGCGGCCCCCGCGACTTCGTTCGGTTCGCACGTCGCCGTTCCGTCCGGCCAGAAAATGTTAATGCGGCGACCGAGCTTCCGCGCCCGGCGGATGGTCGCCCACGTCCCGCTGCGCAGCGTCTCGGGACCAGACGGGCAGGCGACAAGCTCGTCCGTCTCGGTCGCGATGTCGCCGTTGCGTTCGAGGTTGGGCTTGGCGGCCCGAAGCTCCTCGTAGTTGCTGACGAAGGCACGGAGATTCGCCGGCCCCATGCCGGGATGCACCACCACCCGCCAGCCGAACAGCCGAGCGAGCATGTGGGCAACCTTGTCGCTACCAACGCAGTCGCCGTGGTGCAGCTCGGAGACGCCGCGCTCCAACATCCACTGGGCAAGCGCTCGGCGTTGCGGCGCCGTGGGTGCCTCCCGGGACCCGGTGAAGCCGACGCGGCGTATCACGCGGCAACTCCGTGCTGGAGGCCGGAGCGGCTTCGCGAAGCGCTCGGTTGGTCGGCTAGGCCCCGAGACGAACCATCTCCCCCTGGAGAAGGGATAGCGGAGAGGGCTTGGCGGATGGCCTCGTCGGCGTGGTCGTAAATCTCGCCGTCCGTGATCTTGCCGAACTCGTTGATGTTGTCGCAAAGCGCCTTAGCCGCTCGCAGGGCGCGCACCACCTCCCTCGGAACCGCTACCCATCCTTCTGGGACGGAGAGAGCGGGGAGGGCGAGGATGGCGTCTGCGATGGCCTCGCATTCGTTGCTGTCGCCGCAGCCGGCGTTCAACAGCAAGTCCGCCACCGCTTCCCGCAGGTCGGGGGTCATGGCTGGGCCTCGTAGTCGAGCGCGGTCGGATGGCAGTTGCTGGCGTGTTTCTCACCGTCGAACCGAACCCGCACGTAGTGGCCGTGGCTGGCGCTAGCCCTGACGATGGTCCCCCAGCGATTGACCTCGTTGTGCCGAACCCGCGAACCGATGACGGGGTTCACGCCGTACATCCGGCGCACGTAGTCGTAGCTCTCGCTCATGATCTCTCCCCTTGCTGGAGGGCGGATTGGGACAGGCGTTCAGGGCCAACCTCGTTGATCATGGTCGCGAGCGTCAGTGCGCGACGCTCGGCCGTGTACCCGGTGCCGCAATCGATAAGGTGGCCGTCCGATAGCAGGACGTGCCAGATGGTCCCTGGCCCCGCCTCGGTGACGACTTCCTTCCGGCAGACCAGCGCCTTGTCGCTGTTCAGGTCCGCCATGCGGATGCGACCGCTCTCCCCCTTGGGGCTGGGATGGTCAGTCATGGTTCGTCTCGTCCTGGTGGATAGGCGGAGCAGGCGAGCACGGTCCCGCGCTCGCTGGTTCAGGGGGCGGGGCGGCGGCGGCTTCCTGGGCGATGAGGGCGCGCAGCAGGGCCGCGATGAGGGCCAGGGCGGGGGTAGGCGGGAACCGGTTCTCCGGCCCGGTGCGTTGGGTGAAGACGGCGCGCGAGTACGAGGTCAGGAAGCCCTCGCGCAGTTCGGCGAACCACGTCCTGTTGTCCTGCTGGCTCAGGTTCGCAACCGTCCACCCTGGCAGCTTCCTCTCCACCAGGACTAGGGCAGCGTCGAGGCTCCTGGTGTAGCTGGGCGCGTAGGACCGGACAGCGGTGCGACCGAGGCCCGCTGGGATCGGGAGCGTCGCCGGGTACCTCTTGGGCATTCCAAGCGCGCCGGTGTTGAAGTAGCGCTCGGCGTCGTGGTGATGCAGCAGCCACCACAGGTCAGCGTCCAACTCCCGATCCGGCCCCGTCGCTGCTGTCACCCGCTCCAGCAGGTTCGCCAGATCACCCATGGGAAGCACCGAGAGCTTGGAGGGCAGCGGAGGCTTCGCGGATGGTGCGTGAGTAGAGAGAGCCCGACGAAACGGTGTCGAACACCTTCGCCATCAGTTCCAGCCTCTCCCTTAAAGCAGTGATGTCTGGGGTCATGTGTTCGTCTCGTCTGGAGCACGGGGGCTCAAGCGCGATCCCAAGGTCAGCCGCCCGAGCCTCGATGTAGTCAAGGATGCGGGCCGTCTCGGTGGCCTTGTCGGTTTCGGGGTAGTCGGCCGCGACGTGGGCGCGATACTCCGCGACCGTGAGCCAGCGGCACCCGGCGAGCACCTTCACGCCCCCGGCCTGGAGCGCGAAGGCGACGAAGCTGTAAGGGTCGATCTCGCGGTTGAGACGGGCGATTACGCGGGTCACCATCTCGCCCCGGACGTTAGCCCCGGCGAGGTTGGCATCAGCGAGGTCGGCCCAGGTGAGATTGGCTTTAGTAAGACTGGCTTGAGTAAGGTTAGCCCCGGTGAGGTCGGCCCCGACGAGTCTGGCCTCAGTGAGGTTAGCCCCGACGAGTCTGGCCCCGACGAGTCTGGCCCCGGCGAGGTTAGCCCTGTTGAGGTAGGCCCCAGTGAGATTGGCCTCAGTGAGGTAGGCCCCAGTGAGATTGGCCTCAGTGAGGTTGGCCTCAGTGAGGTCAGCCCCAGCGAGGTTAGCCCCGGTGAGGTCGGCCCAGGCGAGGGGCTTCTTGGCGCGCAGAGCCCACTTCACGGCCAGCCCGATCTTGACCCCAATCGGGGTGTCATCGTCGGCGGCGATGAATGCGGTGAACATCACCCTGCCGGAATAGCGATCCTTGATGTTGAAGTAGATCATAGTTCTAGGCCCTTTCGTCGTGGGTGATGAAGGGAGCGCGCAATTTGTTCGCGACCGCTTTGAGTGCGTTGTCTCCGCAGAAGGCGGCATCGTCGCTGACCTGATCTTCCCACCAAGCGGTCTTCCACGAGCCCCAAGGCGCGAAGTAGTCGTCGATGAACTTCAGGGCCTCCTCCACCCTCGCCTCAGCCTCTCGGGCTCGGGCTTCGGCGGATTGGAGGGCGGCGAGCCGATTGGCGATGAAGTCGAAGCGGTTGAGCCCTGGGGGACAGCTAGCCTGCTCGCAAATGGCCTGAAGCCGTTCGGTCCAATCTGCGACGCGGGCTTGCGCCTCTTCCCTTGCTGCAGCAGAGGAGAGGAGGGCGAGGACGACTGATGCTTTGAAGGTGTCGTAGAAGGTATCGACTGGCCCGCCGACGAGGTAGTCTGTTTCCCAGACCGCGTTCGCCTTCTCCGCGATCTCCCTCAACTCCCTGATGTTCAGCTCTTCCATTTTTCGTCCCTAGGTGATGGGTTCATCTCGTCCCCGGTCGATCCGCTGGAGCACGGGGGCTCTGCCCCCCTTCCCCCGGTCATGGGCGGGGAGGTGTTGGCGCGGGCGACGTCCGCGAGGCAGTCGGCAAAGATGGCCGCGATGTCGGGGTTTTCTGGGCCGACAACCTCTTGGCTGCGCCCGATATACTTGTACCACCAAACCTTCAGGCCGCTCGGCTTGTGCCAGAAGTTCGGCGCGCCCCTGCCCGCAACGGCGCCCTTCTCCACGAAGCGTTCCCCGCGACAGTAGGCGCAGTCGGGGTCGTGACGTATGGAGCGCCGAGCATTCGCGGCTTCCGCCGCCTCCATGAGCTTTGCGTGTCGCTCCCGGCCCGAGAAGTAGCGGGTGTTGAGGTCGTCTTGCCAGTTGCGGACTTTGCCGCCGCTGAGTTTGATGTAGGTCTCGCGGTCATAGAAGGCGGACCACTCCTGGCTGCTGACCTCGACGCCATCCACGAAGTGGTGAAGGGAGCCGGGCGAGCAATCGCAGCCCATGCACCAAGGGCAATCGTCGCCCTCGCACCAGCAGAAAGGGCGCATCTGGAAGACTGGCGTGTCCCACTCGCCGCCGTAGCCATGGCGGCCGCCAAGGAACCCGTGCGCGACCCGCTCTGGGTCGAGATTGTCGATGGCCTCGGTGAGGCCCACAAGTTGATCCGAGAGGGCGTCCATGACGCGCTTCGGCAGGACGACGGTCAGACTCATTCCCCACCCCCGCGCTGGGAGCCGGAGCCGCTTGGCGACGCGCTCAGGTGGTCGTCTGAGCCCTGGGAGCACCACTCTTCTTCTCTGCTCATCTGTTCCACCTATGGAAGTTCAGGCTTGGAGACGCGGACGTAGCGGCCCTTGGACCAGTCGAACTTGGCGTCAGGCGGCCGGCGGAAGCTGTTCCGCGACTTCACCTTCGGATGGGTCAGCTTCGATTGGCGCTTGGCCTCGGCGACCCGCGCAATGTCGCCGTCCTTGCCGTTGGTCTTCGCCGCGTGGCAGCGGACATGCAGCGGGGCCAGGTTCTCGGCGCTGTCGTCGCCGGTCAGGCCGCGGGGCAGTTCGTGGTCCCACTCGACGTCCCGGCCATCGGGAGCGACAGGCTTGCCGCACCACCAGCAGAGGCCGTTGACGCGGCTCCAGGCGGCGGCCTTCTGGCGCTTGGTGGGCGCCGGCCGCTCGCCGATCTCGACAGGCGGGCGGGAGCGGAGGGGGTTCAGCATTACGCCGCCCCCGCCTGAGCAAACACCCGCACGTTCCCCCCGCCCTCGTAGGCGGTGACGGCCTGGCCGGAGTCCAGATCGCGCAAGGCATCGACACCCAGAGGCGTGATCATGTAGCGGCCGGCGCCGGGCTTGATCATCCCGACCCTCATCAGCGCGTGCAGGACGTAGCCGGCCTTGGGGTCGTCGAGCACGAGTTCCGAGCGATAGGCCGGGCCGTTGCGAAGGGCGGAGAGAATGCGATGGCCCTTCCCGCCATAGCTGAAGGTGTGGCGCTGCATCAGGCGGCCCTCCGCCGCTCAAGCTCGCGCCTGGCGTTCCACTTGAGGTCTTCCTCCATCGTCGGCTGCCGAGTCATCCAGTCGAGGAACCCGCCGTCGACGTCGGCCCACTTCTTCCCGCGCTCCTTGCCGATGGGGCAGGTGGGCAGGAGGCGGGGCTCCCGGGTCCAGGCGACCATCTCCTTGCCGGTGCAGCGCTGCAGGAGGGCTCGGAGGATCCAGGCGGTCACGTAGGCGTCGGGGCCGGCACGGTGCGGCGGCATGGCACGCTCGGCGCTCATGCCCATCATCAGGCCCTGGTCCTCCAGCCAGTAGCGGAGCACGCTATTCGAGTGACCAGGCGCCTCAGGCCACACCCGCAGGGCCGCCTTGTAGGTGCAGATCAGCGGCATCACGCCGTCCGCGTTCGGGATGAACTTGGCCTCGAACTCGGCATTGTGGGCGGCGAAGGCCGCGCAGTGGCTGGCGCCCTCGATCAGGGAAGACTCGTCGAACTTGGCGAGGCCGAACACATCGAGGGCGGAGATGTGGTGGACGGCTCGGACCTCGGGCGGAATGGCCTCGGCGTGGCAGAGCCAGCTCACCGGCTCGCCGACAGACCAAGGCCCGCCGGCTACCTCCTGGGTGAGATCGCAGTAGCCGACCTCCACGACCTCGGCGGGCGGCTCCATGCCCGTCGTCTCGAAGTCTATCACTCGGATGACGTGGCCCATCAGCCCCGCTCCTTCGCCGCGAGAGCCTTCCGCCGGCCGCTGACCGCCGCCAGGAGCGCCTTCGCCTTGTCCGGGCCTGCGGTCTCCAGAGCCTCGAACTTCTCGATGTTCGCGGGGTCGTCGGTGAAGGCGTTGAGCCTCGCGACGGTCTCGAACTGGTCCATGGTGCGGTTCAGGTCGGCGGCCCAGGCGAGGGGATCGAACTCGCCCGCCTGGCTGGAGAAGCCGGGCTCGCGGTCGCCGGGGAAGTCGTCGGCGTCGGGCTCGGTCGCGGGGGCTTCAACGAACTCTGCGGTGTCGCCGTCGGGGATCTGATCGCCGTCGAGTGCTGCGTCGAGCTGCTCAGACACGTCTTCGGCCTGATCCGCGAACTGGACAGGCTCGGCGTGGTGGTTGCTGAACCCCTCGCCGGCCGGGCCGGTGAGCCGCTCCCGCAGGCCAGACGGGCGCGGGGTCACGTCGCGGACGTGGGTGTAGTCCTCGACCTCCTCGCGGACCTGGACGCCGCGGAGCATGTCGGCACAGCCGTCACGCAGCGCCAAGGCGCGGGCGCGCATCTGAAGCATCCGCTCCGGGTAGGACTGCCACGGCCCCTGCTTGCCCCAGAGACCGGCCTTCTTCGCCTTGGCGACGCTGAAGGCCCGCGCGATCACCTCGCCGGTATCCGGGCGGGTGGCCTCGCAATGGGCGACCATGGCTTCACCCTCGCCGTCGAGCCACTCCTTCACCTTGACGCCGCGGGCGCGGACAACGGCCATCAGACCGTCCCCCCAGAGCGTGGGCCTTCCGTTGACGACTGCGAACGACTGCAGGGCCTGGAAGGGCGCCAGGCCGAGTTCAGCCCCAGCCATGATCGCGACCATGATCTGCTCGGGCTTGTCCATGCCGCGCGGGGCCATGCCGGAGACGGCGAGGGCCTGGGACAGGCGGAAGGCCTGGTCGAGGTCGGTCGGCACGATGGCCGCGACTGGGGCGCCGGCGGCGATCTGCGCCTTGGGCTGGCGTTCGGCGGGGCGGTTGGCGCTCATGCGGCCTGCTCCATCTCAATGAGGGTGAGGCGGTCGTCGATCGACTTGCGCGACCACTCGGGGATATCGAGCCACTCGGCGTCCTGCTGGTCGCCGCCAGGCCCCGGCCAGCGGCCGGTCGCGCAGCACTCCGCAAAGGTCGCCGCCGCGGCCCTGATCTGCTTCTCGCCGCGCTCCAGGTCGTCAGGCTTCACCGTGACGACGCGGACGCAGTAGGGCGGGGCCTTCTCGACGAAGACGAGGCTGAAGCTCTGCATCTCGCGCTGGAGCACTTCGCGGAAAGCCATGCCGACCAGGGCGCCCTGAGCGTGATAGCCGTAGACGCCGAGGGTGCGGCGCAGGTCTTCGGTCGCAACGCTGGTGGTGGTCTTCAGGTCCGCGACGTCGAGGCCGGACCACGGGATGTTGTCGGGCCGGCTCTTGAGCCAGACGCCCGTGGCGCGGTCCCGCCAGATCAGCGAGCGCTCGACGTAGCCGTCGAGGATCCCGGCCTTGACCAGCGGGTGTGCGGCCAGGCTGCGGGCCATGCCCGCGATGTGCTCGAGCTCGGTGTCGGTGATCACGGTCTTGCCGTCGGCGAGCGCGGCCTCACGCCAGAGCTGCGCCTCCTTCGTGCGCCAGTCCCGCCATTGGCTCGGCCGGGTGACGAACTCCTCGTCGAAGCCCTTTCGGCCCAGGAACAGCAGGTGGTGCGCGGCGCGGCCCAGGCTGAAGTGCGGGCGCTCCTCGGGCTCCGGCGGCGTCGGGTTGTAGGGGCTGGTGTAGAAGTAGTGGGCCGCGCTCTGCGCCCAGATGGTCCGCAGGCCCGATGAGCTGATGCTGGGGCCGGCGCAGATGTCGCTGTGATACTGGGCCATCGTCAGGTCCCAGACGCCGGGGCGGTCGATCTTGGCGCCTTCGGCCAGGCGCAGGGGTTCGGTCAGGGACATCAGAAGGGCATCTCCTTGCGGATGGTGGCGAGGGCCTCTTGGCCGCGGGCGACGCGAAAGATGTCCTCGCGCATCTGGCGGACCCGGCCGAGGTCAGGGAGGGTGTCTCTCTGCCGGCGCGCGGCGTTGGCCTCGAAGCCACGAAACCACCAGAGCACGTCGGCCAGGATGGTCTGCCATTCCTCAACCACGTCGGGCGGGATGGGCGGCTCTGCTGCTGAATGGGTCACGCGGTCGCTCATCTCAGCCTCTCAGCTCGCCACCAGCCGCAGCCGGCCGCTGATGACCTTCTCGCGGATGGTGTGGGTTTCGGTGTGCTCGACGACGTAGGAGCCGGGGAAGCGGCCCCCGTCGCTCTTGATCCAAGCCTCGGCCCGCTCACGGTCTCCGAAGGTCTGGATCAGGGCTCCGTGCGCGGTGTAGGCGCGGAAGTCGGTGCGGGTGGTCGGGGGCGGGAGGGTCACTGGGCGGCTCCCGCGAGGCCGCAGTAGCCCGGTACGTCGGAGCTCTTCGGGTACTGCGAAGCCGTACCAGCCCACCGCCACGCCATGCAGGCAGAGGCGATGCAGAGGGAGCCTTCGTAGGCGCTGTTTCCGCTATAGGCGCGGTTCACAGCGGGGGCTGGCGAGTTGTCCAGGTAGGACATGGGAACCCGCGCGAATGGACACCACTTCGTCTTGGCTTCGTCTTCGGTCACAGCAGGGGATCTCCGGTGACAATGGCGACCATCGAGCGCACGATCCCGTAGAGGCCGGCGGCGAGGATGGCGGCGGTTAGAAGCTCGTGGGCGATCCAGCGGAGGTGGCGCATCAGCCGTCCTCCCGCTCGATCTCGTTCCCGTCCTCGTCGATCTCGCCGCGGAACTCGCGGCAGCCGTCGCAGGAGCATTCGAACGTCACGGTGTGGGTGTGGTAGCCGCGGCCCCGGCAGGCGAAGCACCTGTCGTAGGGCAGAGGGCCTAGGCCCGTGCCCTGGCACTCGGGGCAGTCCACGTAGACCAGCGGCCGGGCTCCGACGCGGTAGGTGATGTGGGCGTGGAGGGCCATCAGGCGGCTCCTTTCTGATCGCGAACCGGCATCCCGCACGCAGCGGCGAACCACTCGGGCGAGAAGGGCTCGGGGAAGTCGGTGATCATCCGCTCCAGGCGCTCGACCTGGCGGTCCAGCTCGCGGTCGAGTTCGGCCTTTGCGGCGGTCAGGTCGTCCGCGTCGGGCGCTTTCAGCAGCCGCTCAAGCTCGTCGAGCGCCGCGCGAACCTGCGTGATCGCCAGCAGCGCGCCGTCCCGGTAGACGCCGTAGTTGTCGAGCGCGGCGGCGCGGGTGGCGTTGGTGACGACCGCTAGATGGCTCTGAGCGAGCGCGCCCAGCACGCCAGAGATGGCGATGGCGTCCATCAGGCTTCCTCGGTTGCGGGGGTGGGGGTGCGGGCGAAGGCGGCCAGGATCGCCGCAGCGTTCGCGCGGTCCTGCTCCGTCATCGCTTCGAAGGGCGAGCCGACGACCCCGACCACGTGGCCGTCAGCGGCGCGGATCACGCCCTCATCGTCGATGTTCCAGGGAGCGGGGGAGGCGGCCGGCGCAGGCGCGTAGAGGGACGCGGCGTCGGGGTGGGAGGTGAGCGCCATGGCTCTAGGCCCTTTCGTCGGGGGTGGGGGAGGGGACCTTGCCGGCCAGAAGCTCTTCGGGCGTCGTGCGCGAACCGTCGCTCTTTACCCAGACGCCCTCGCCATCAGCGGCTTGAAGGACGTACCGGAAGACGGCTTCGGTAGCCTCGCCCCAGCCGGGCTTGTGATAGCGCTGCCAGAGATCGACGAGCGCCTGCATGGCCTCATTCGAAACCCGCCCGGCCATCACGAACTCCGGGTTTGCGAACTCGAAGTAGACAGTCTCGCCGTCTGGATGGGCGCCAAGGAACACCTTGCGTCCCTCGCTCAGAGCGCGGCTGTAACCCTGGATTTGCGGCTTGCCGGTCACGCCGACTCTCCCTGTTCCCTCGCGCGCCGGAGGTCGTCCGACGCAGGCCCTGGCGTGTGCGCTGACCTTTCGTCTTGGGGGGTGGGGGAGGGGGTCACGCCGCATTCTCCCGGCCTGGGAAGTTCAGGACGGCGAAGGCCCCGTGGAACTCGCGAGCGAGGGCGTCGTAGGCTCGTGCGGCGAATGCCGGGTCGACGAACCCGTTCGTGCGGACGATCAGCCCTTCAACCTCCAACTGCGCGCGCCATCGGCCCTTGTATTCATGGACGCCCCGGTAGCCGCTGGGGCCAAGCCGGGCCGCGCGGTTCATATTGTTCTGCGAACGAGTGCAGAGCCGAAGGTTGGACCGGCGATTATCCAGTCCGTCGCCGTTGATGTGATCGACCAGCACGCCCTCTGGCGCGCCCAGGATCAGGCGATGCATGTAGACGTTTCGCCCACCCACCCAGCCGAATGCGTACCAGCGCTCGTCGGCTTGGTCCGAGGGCTTCGCCGCCCAGCGGTGGGCGGACACCGCCTCGTAGTCGGCCTCGTCGACGTACGCGACCTTCCCGCGGGACAACTGCACGGTGCGGGCCATCTACGCCGCCTCTCCCTGTTCCCTCGCGCGCCGGCGCTCGACCAGCAGCCGCTCGACCTCCTCCATGGAGTGAGCGCGCCAGTTCACCGCCTCCATGTCGGCGGAGAGCTGGCTCAGGCGGCGGGCCTGTTCGGCGGGGATGCTGCGGATGCAGTGGCGGGCGCGGAACGCTTCGGTCTCCGCGTCGATCTCGCGGGCCGCGGCGAGCCATTCCGGCGTGCCAAGGGTGGGATGGGTCGGGTAGGTGGGCATCGGGTGACCTCGTGGTGTGAGGTCACGTTAGCATCATTGCTACATCCTGCAACACAAAAGTTGGCAGGAATGCTAATTCCTTGCTAAACAGCAGTCAGGCTTAATGAGGAGCGACCGATGCGCGGACTGACGCTGGAAGAGCTTGTCGCAAAACGAGAGGCGGAGTGGGGCGGCGTGAAGCGAGACATGGAAGTCGTCCGCGCGGTGCTGCGGCACATCGAGGACCGCACGGACCTGGCGCCGCGGCGCGTGACGATCCCCGGGCTAGATGATGATGTCGTCCAGGCTCACGTCTGGATGCTTCACGCAGAAGGCATGCTCAACACGACGAACCCGTCCCACCCGCTGCGGTCCGCGGTCCCCGAGTTCAAGGTCCGCGACCTGACGTGGCAGGGCCACGAGCTCGCCGCCGTGCTGAGCGAGACAAGCTGGGCGCGGATGAAGGGCAAGCTCTCGCCTGTGGAAATGGCAGGCATGTCGCTCAAGGCTCTTCTCGAGGTCGGCACCGCCCTCGGCGCCGCCTGGGCGAAGGGCAAACTCGGGCTGAGCGACTAGAGCCGCCGCGCGAACCACACCGGCCGCCCCATGATCGTGACCTCTTCCGGGTCAAGCTCTTCAGGCGCGTACGCTGGGTTGGCCGAGAACACCCGGAGCTTGCCGGTCTTTCGGATGATCTCCACGTTCTTCACGACGTAGCCGTCATCGTAGAGGAGCGCGAAGGGTCCCGGCTGCGTCGGGCGGGTGTCGCGGCGATCAATGAGCAGCTGATCGCCGTGCCGGAACAGCGGCTCCATGCTGTCGCCGCGCACGTTGATGAGGAGCAGGTTCTCGGGCTTCGCTCGCAGCTCGTCCCGCACAAGGCGCCGCGGCACGAGCGCGACCTCTCGACTGGCGTCGCCGGTGCCGCCCCCACCCATTCCGGCATACGTCGGCAGCACCTCCACCGACTCGTAGTCCTGCGCGGGATCCACCTCTGGCAGGTCCGGCTCCGGTCGAGCCCACATCGGAAACTCGGGGAAGTGCTGCCGAAGCCGCTCCAGCGTTGGCGTGCTCAGGCGCGTGTCTGCGACGCCCTTGAAGGGGCGCGTGATCGTCGTCGCAGCGAGCCCGGCTTTCTTTGCGACCGCAGAAGGCTTGAGGCCGCTCCAGCGGCAAAGCTCTTTGATGAGAGCGGTGTCTTCAGCGAGGCCATCCACGCCCGGCGCGTAGCAGATTTGCCAAGGCGGCGCGCTTAGCAAGATTGCTCTTGCAAGTTAGCTATCCTGCTAATATCGTCCAGTTTCATGGACCAGCAGGAAATCATCGCGAACCTGGAAGCGCGGGCGAAGCGCATCGGCTTGCCGATGGCGGAGGTCTGCAAGCGCGCTGGCATCCACCCCACGACCTTCAGCCGCTGGAAACTCTCTGAGAGGAACCCGGCCCCGAAAGGCGCGACCATCGCCAGCGTGGAAAAGCTCGCGCGCGTCATCGACGCTGCCGAGAGAGCCGCGACGCAGGACGCCGCCTGATGGCCCGCTGGCTCGCCTTCACCGAAACGCGCTGGTTCGCGGCCATCGAGACGGCCGCGGCGGTGGCGTTCTTCCTGGGCGCCGGCGCGGCGTTCGTGAGAAGCGCCCTCGCCGGCGACTGGCTCGTTGCGGCGCCGTGGGGCGTCGCGATCCTGTGGGCCGTGATGGCGCTGCTTTGGCGCGGGCTCAGCCGGGACTGGCGAAAGCTTTTCGAGCAGCAGAGCGCGCACTACGCCGAGTTGGCCACCGCGGCCATGGGTGATCGGCGCGATCTTCGGCGCGATTTTCGGCGCTGAGCCATGAACTCCGTGACCCTCAACCATTCCCCTTGCCATCCCGGCAAACCGGGGGTCGTCGTCCCTCTGCGGCGGCCCCCAACCCCTCACGCGTCGTCGAGCCTAGCCCCCTCTCTGACGTGCGAAGGGGCGGGCGCCGTCCTTCTCTCCGGCGTCCGCCCCGCTATTTCCCGAGCCTCAGCGGCGCGCCTGACGCGCGACCTGGGGCTGATTGTCGTTCGCTGCGGCCGCAGGCGAGGTGACTGGAGTTCCCCCGCCTGCGGCCCGGCCGTCGAGCATCTCGTAGCGCTCGGCCAGCCGATCAAGTCCTGCAAGTCCACCCTCGGCCCTACTGCGCGCCCTGAGCCTAGCAGCGAGAAGCGCGTAATCTGTGGCCGTCATCCGTTCCGCCTGAGCCTCCATCTGCGCGCCTCCGTGTGCGCTGCCGGGTCAGCCCGTCGAGGCATCGTTGCCCCCACCGGTCGAGGGCAAACATGCAGGTAACGGCGGAAATGATCCTCACCGACTTCGGGGCCAAATTACCCCTCGACCAGCGGCGCAGGGACGCGCTGGCGGCATACGCGCGCAAGGCGGCAGGCCCGGCCCGGAGCAAGCAGCTCTGGGCTCAGAGCGAGTGGGGCCTGAAGGACTACGAAGCCAAAGACCTGCTGAAGGGCAACGCCTCCGAGGCGGTCTGGGAACGCATCGTCAAACACAGAAACGGGGGCTGGAGGGTGGTCATCCCAGTGATGGGAGCGGTCATTGGCCAGAGCCTCGACGATTTCATTGCATCCGAGATCGAGGTCATCCGCCATGAGCGAGCGGAGTTGGAGGCCCTTGAGCGGGCTTCTCAAGGACGTCTGGCGCGCTTGCGCCGCAGCGGGGCTGTGGAGCCTTTTCGGGCTCGCGTACTGCCTGAGACGGACGGCGACCCCCGTCGCGAAGTGGGCCGGTAGGCTCGAAGAGTGGGCGCTTGAGCGCCTGCAAGGCGGTGCGGAATGAACGCCGCCGCGACCCTCGCCGCGCTGATCCTCGCCGCCAACGCCATTGGCGCAGTACTCCTCGAGGGCTCCTGGCCTGAAGCGATCGCCTGGGCTCTCGCCGCCCTCCTCATCATCCCTGTGGTGCGGAGGCTCGCTGCCTGATGCTCCGCCTCCTCCCGCCAGAGCCCACCTCCCAGCAGCTCCGCGCCATCGCGGCCAGCGGGGCAACCGGCCTCTCCAAGAAGGCCCAGGCCGCCCTGCGCGCCCGGGTCCACGAGCAACTGCGGAAGGAGGTGGGCCGGTGACGAGAGAGATCCCTCTTACACAAGGGATGGTCGCCTTGATCGACAATCAGGACTTCGACCTTGTCCGAGCAATTCGCTGGTTCGCCATCCCCACCAGGATGAAGACCCCCAAGTGGTATGCTTGGGGGTACGTTGGGCGAGGCGCTCACGGACGCCGCCGCGTGTCGATGCATCGACTGATCTTGCAGCCAAACGACGGGCTGGAAGTCGACCACATCAACGGCGACAGCCTCGACAATCGCAGGGTTAATCTGCGGCCAGCAACGCGCTCTCAAAACCTCGCCAATCGGCCATCATCGTCCAAGAGCGGCTACCGGGGCGTGTTCCTCCGAAAGGGGCGGTACGACGCTAGGATAGCGTGGGGCGGCAAGATTATCTGTCTGGGGCGCTTTGATGCCGCAGAAGACGCGGCTCGCGCCTACGACGAAGCAGCGTGGCGTCGATCGGGAGAGTTCTCGCGGCTGAACTTCCCGCGCATCCCGGATGCCGCGTGATGTCGAGCTACCGGAACCACTATTCGCCGGGCGGCCCTGACGGTTACGGCGTCTGCGTCCACGACTGGGAAGAGTTCACCGCCGCCCGCCTCGCCTGGCAGTACGGCGCCGAGCGCGCATACGCGATCATCAGCGGACAGGACGCCAAGACGAACGCCGATCTGGCCGCCTGGCGCTCCCTCGGCGAGCGGAGGGCCGCCTGATGCACACCTCGGTCGCCCAGGTCCGCGACTTGGCCCCGTATCGCCACAAGAGGAGCGACTACTGGACCCCTGAGCGGGTCGAACTGCTGAAGACGCTCCGCGCCGAAGGCCACAGCGCCTCGCAGATCGCCAAGCGCCTCGGTGGCGGCGTCACCCGCAACGCTGTGATCGGAAAGGTCTCCCGCCTCGGGCTGAAGCGCGATGCTGCGTCGTTTCCCACTCGCCGGCCGCCGTTCCTGTGGACGCAGGACCTGGACAAGCGCCTGCGCCGGGCGGTCAAGGATGGCCGCACCGACGCCGAGATCGCCCTGGAACTTGGCGCTCCGCTGGCCTCGGTGAGCCATCGCAGGCGCGTCCTGGGCCTCGATAAGCGCGGCGTCTATCGCAGGCCCACGCTGGTGTTCAGCAGGCCAGAAAGCGCCGCCGCGACCCATGGGGAGGTTCGCCCGCCAGAGCCGCCCGATCCGGCGGACGCGCCCGGCAAGCGCACGCTCCTCACCCTCGCGTTCGGCGAGTGCAAGTGGCCGATGGCCCAGGTGCAGGGCGAGTGGACCTTCTGCGGAGAGCAGCAGGCTGGCGAGGGGCCTTATTGCAAGGCGCACGCCGAGCGCGCCTACAAGCCGCCGAAGCCCGGAAAGGCCAAGCCCACCGCGAACGAGCTGATGCGCGCGCTGCGGAGGTGGATCTAGATGGCCGCCGTCCTGCCCATCCGCCCCGACGACCGGGACATCATCGCCACCGAGGCCCGCAACATCGCCGCCTCCATGCGCGTCATCGAGGCCATCGCCGGATTCGGGAGGGTCGTCTCCGTCAACCACGAGGCGCTGAAGGCGCTTGCCCGAGAGGCGAGGGACAGCGGGAGGGGGACCGATGGCTGGGTCGTGTAGGTCGATCCCGCTAAGCCGCGGGCTGGTCGCGTGGGTCTCGGAGGAAGAGGCCCAGGCTGAACAGCTCACCCGCTGGGCAGAGGCCGCAGAGGGCAGAGCGACCGCAATTCGATGCGGGCCACTCTTCGATCAGGAGGGGCGGGGATGATCGCCGCGCTCTACGTCGAAACCGGGGGCTGCTACTTCGGCCTTCCCCAGGTGACGCCCTGGGCGGTGGCGCGGGACGCCCGCAACTACCGCGGCCCTCATCCTGTGGTGGCTCACCCGCCCTGCCAGCGCTGGGGTCGGTTCTGGCACGGCTCCACCAGGAAGCCCCACCAGTTTCGGCTTGGTGAGGATGGCGGATGCTTCGCCGCGGCCCTGACCTCGGTTCGCAATTACGGCGGGGTTCTTGAGCACCCGGCGGGCTCGCGGGCCTGGGAGTATTTCGGGCTCCGCAAGCCGAAGGCAGGTGCGGGCTGGATCAAGGCCGACGAGTTCGGCGGCTGGACCTGTCAGGTTGACCAGCGCCACTACGGCCACTTCGCGCCCAAGCCCACGTGGCTCTACGCGGCCGGCGTGGACCTGCCAGAGCTGAACTGGACCAAGAGCGACCGCGCCCCGCCGGCCTGGATGATCGAGCGCTATGGCGAGGCCAAGGCCCGGAAGATCGGCCAGGTCGCGATGGTTGGCGGCAAGGACAAGACCCGCATCAGGAACGCCACCCCGCTGCCGTTCCGAGACCTCCTCATCTCCATCGCCGAGACGGCCCACGAGCGGAGGGCCGCAGCATGACCGCCCCCGACCTTTTCTCCACCCCTGCCGCCAAGCCCCCCGGCTGGCGCGCACCGACTCCCGGCGAGCACGTCTGCGCCTCCTGTGAAGGGAGGGCCTGCTACGGGCTGGGGAACACATGGTTTTGCAGGGCCTGCGTGCCGAGCGGGTACCTGCCGCACCGGCGCAGCCCCCGCGCCCCTTCCGATCCCCTGAACACAGTGAGCGGTCCCTATGTTGCGGATTGACCCGGATTTTCGCGCCTATGTTCCCGCGCTCTCCGACGAGGAGAGGGCGCAGCTAGAGAGCGGATCGCTGACGAGGGACCAGCGAATGCTGATCATCGGCCGGCGATATAATGAAGCCCAGAAGAACGCCTCGTTGGCCGCAGCGAAGCTTGTCTACTTTCTTGGCGCTGGCCCCTTCGTAAAAATCGGTCAAGCGCGGATGTCGCCACAGCGGCGCATCAAGCAGCTCCAGACGGGATGCCCTTACCCCATTGAGCTGTTGGCTTGGTTGCCTGGAGGTCGGGAGCGCGAGCGAGCGCTGCACCGAAGATTTTCCCAATGGCGGGCTCACGGTGAGTGGTTCCACGCCACCGAGGAAATCCTTGCATACGTCGCTGACATCAAAGCGGGGCGCGAGCAATGACAGTGGTCAACATTGCTGACGTTCGGATCGATGGTGGCACGCAGTCTCGTGCCTCGATCAATCGGGAAGTGGTCGCCGATTACTCGGAGGTTCTTCGGTCGGGAGGGGTGTTCCCCCCCATCGTGGTCTTCTTTGACGGTCGTTCCTATTGGCTGGCCGACGGATTCCATCGCTACGAGGCCTATGCACATATCGGCGCCTACGAAGTCCCCGCTGAAATTCGGCAGGGGTCGCAGCGCGACGCGGTGCTTTACAGTGTAGGCGCTAACTCAGCGCACGGGCTTCGCCGATCCAACGACGATAAGCGCCGGGCAGTCTTGACGCTGCTTAGCGACCCGGAGTGGTCGGCTTGGTCTGACCGGGAAGTGGCGCGGGCTTGCGGCGTCTCGCACACCTTCGTCTCAGAACGGAGGCGAGAGCTCACTGGCAACGTTGCCAGTGAGGATCGCACTTACACAACGCGCCATGGCTCAGTCGCCACCATGCGCACGGCAAACATTGGGGCGCGAGCCGACGAGGATGTGAGCCCTGCGGAGACGGAGTCGAGGCCGGCCCAACCCCACATCGCCCAGCCGCAGCCCCAGGCCGCGCCGGATCCGGCTGATCCCGCAGCCAAGGCCCGGAGGGACGTCGCCCGCCTCTCCGAGGAGGCGAAGATCGACGAAATCCTTGGGCTTCGCGAAGACCTCGCCGAGGCCAAGGCTGAAATCGCCAAGCTCCGCGACGAGCGCGACGACCTGAAGACCAAACTGAAGGAAGCCACTCAGGGCGACCTCGGCCGCGCCCTCGGCATCGCTCAGCGCCGGGCCGACACGGAGCGCGGCCGGGCCCAGGAGCACATGGCCACGATTAAGCGGATGGAGCGGCGCGTCGTCAGGCTCGAGGCGCGCATTCGCGAGCTCGAAGACACGCCGATCCCGATGGGTGCCGCATGAGCATCCTCGCCCGCATTCGCGCCCACGGCGGCGACGTCATCCGCGATGAGTGGCGGTTCTCGCTGAAGCGAGGCCGGCTTGCCCCGGCCGCCTTGGCGTGGCTCCGCGCGCACTGGGCCGATGCTTGCCGCGAAGCCTGGCCGTCGCTCGACATCTTCGAGGAGCGGGCCGCCATCCGCGAGTTCGATGGCGGCGAGGATCGAGAGACGGCGGAACGCGCCGCCTATGCGGAGGTCGCCGCATGCTGACGTTCCAGGAGCCGAAGGAGATCGTCCTCCGCGACTATCAGGCGAGCGCTATCGAGGAGCTTCGCCAGAACATCCGCGCCGGTAAGCGCCGGCTGATCCTCTGCGCCGGGACGGGGGCCGGCAAGACGCTGACCTCGGCAAGCCTGTTGCGGGAGGCAAACGCCAAGGGCAGCTACGCGCTCTTCATCGTCGACCGGGTCAACCTGACCGACCAGACAAGCGCCGTGTTCGACGAATACGGCATTCCCCACGGCATCGTGCAAGGGATCAACCGGCGCTGGTCTCCCTACGAGAACGTCCAGGTCTGCTCGGCCCAGACGCTGGCTCGCCGCAGCCTGCCTCGCACGCCCAACCTGATCGTCGTCGACGAGTGCCACTGTCAGTACAAGTCCACGCTGGACCTTATGGCCAAGTATCCCGACGCGGTGAAGATCGGCCTCACCGCAACGCCGTTCACGCCGGGCATGGGCAAGCACTGGGACGGCATGGTGAACGTCATCCCGACGCGCCGGCTGATCGAAGACAAGTTCCTCGTCGAGCCGAAGATCTATGTCGCCAAGTGCCCGGACGAGAGCGAATTCAGCCGCAACAGCTTCGGCGAATACTCCGACGAGAGCGCCGCGTCCGCCGGCATCAAGATCGTCGGCGACGTGGTGTCCGAGTGGGTCGCGAAGACCCACGAGCACTTCGGAGGGCCGGCCAAGACCATCGTGTTCAGCCCGACCGTGGAACATGGCCGGGAATTGTGCGCCGCGTTCGCCGCGGCCGGCTACAACTTTCAGCAGATCAGCTACCTCGACAAGGACGACGCCGAGCGCGCTGACAAGATCGCAGAGTTCCGCCGGCCCGACAGCCTGATCCATGGCCTGGTGTCCTGCGGCGTGCTGACCAAGGGGTTCGATGTTCCCGACGTCCTGATCGGCATCTCCTGCAAGCCGTACCGCAAGAGCCTGTCCAGCCACATGCAGGAGATCGGGCGGGTGATGCGGCCGATCCCAGGCGAGGAGAAGAAGGCCCTTTGGCTCTGTCACTCCGGCAACTTCGAGCGCTTCGCCGTCGACATGTACGACGTGTGGGACAACGGCGCCGGCGAGCTGTCTAAGGCCGAGAAGCGCGACAGCACGCCCCGGGAGCGGAACGAGCAGACCCGCGAGAAGGTGGTTTGCCCCGAGTGCAGCGGCGGCCTGCGCGGCAACACCTGCATGTCCTGCGGGTGGGAGCGCCCAGCCCGGTCTCACATCCACGCCGTCGAGGGAGAGCTCAAGGAATTCGACCCGCTCCGGTTCCGCATGGAGCCAAGGCCGGGGCTACGGGCGGACTGCCTGAGCAACCCCAAGATGGTCTGGGGCGCGGCGCTACTCTACTGCGCGACCTTCACGCGAAAGGGCGAGGATCACGCCCGGCGCTGGGCCTACGGCGTGTTCCGGGGCATCTACCCGAGCTCGAAGCTGCCTTTCGGTTGGTATCAGGCATCGATCCCCACCGACGCAGACCCCCAGGCTTTCGCGCTCATCGAGCGTGAGGTGAAGCGCTTCCGCAAGAGCCACAGCACCGAGAGGGCCGCCTGATGTCCCTCGATGATGCGATCCGTGACGCCTGCGGGGCGGTGGGCCTGGAGCCCCCGAAGCGCCGCCCGACGCCCGGCCGCTGGACGCGAACCAACGCCCTAACCAAGAACGGCAAGGGCGACGGCTCGATCCTGATCTTCGACGACGAGACTGGCGGGCTGGCCTGGAACCACCAGACCTCGAAGCGCCACCGCTTCAAGCTCAATGGGACTGGACAGACCCGGAGGGATCCTGAGGCCGAGCGCAAGATCAGGCAGCGTGAACGCGAGCGTGAAGCCGAGCAGCGAGAGGTCGAGGCCATCTGCGCCGCCATCGTGCGGGGTTGCCGCCACGAGGCGCACCCGTACCTGAAGCGTAAGGGCTTTCCCGATGAGGTTGGCCTGGTCTGCGATGACCCGCGGGAATTCTTTCCCGACAGCCGGTTCGGCCAGATGCTCGGCAAGGCCCTGCCCGAGGGCGACGGACCGTTTCTCATCATCCCCGGCCGGGTCGGCGGCAAGCTGACGACGGTCCAGTTCATCACTCCCGATGGGGCCAAGAAGAACATCCTGCGGGGCGTCCAGGGAGGCGCATTCCACCGCATCGCCACGGGGCGCGACACCTGGGTCTGTGAGGGCATCGCCACGGCCCTGAGTGTAAGGGCCGCCCTGCGGCTCCTGGGGGCCTCTGCGACGGTTCTGAGCGCGTTCAGCGCCTCTAACGTCGCCAAGGTCGCCGAGGGCATCCCTGGCGCTCGCATCGCCGCGGATCACGACAAGCCGGTGGAGACGCTCGACGGGCTCGGGGCCGGGGAATTCTACGCCAGGCGCTCGCGGCGCCCTTGGACGATGCCGCCGGCCCCAGGCGATTTCAACGACTGGCACCAGCGAGACGGCCTCCGGGCCGTGGCGCTGCACCTAAGGGAGGCGCTGGGATGATGGAGAACCCCCGCGCTCTCGTAAGTCGCGGGGCCGGCCTGGCGGACGGTTGCATGACAGTGGCGCCAGACTCGGAACGCCTACCACGGGGCGGGACCACAGGCGAAGCGCAGTCCGAAAGAGAGAAGCGCGGTCCCCGGCACAGTGACGATGGTGTCGCAAGTAGCTCTCGACGACCTGGGGATAGTCGCTCCACCAGGTCGGCCAAGGCGACGGCTCGGCTCCGGCCAGCAAGATCGCGGAGGCATGGGACCGGCTCTGGAGCCGAAAGGCCCGGGGCTGGTCGTCCTATGCCTTCTGCTCAAGCTCTCTCCAACCAGCAAGACTCTCAGAACCACCTCAGAGGAACCGCTTCAGAAGATGAACAGCCGAGGCGCGAAATGATTCCAACCGGCCGTCAAGCCGTCAAACAGGAGGTCTCGCCGGCCGAGAAGCGCCGACGCGCCATCGCCGCCGAGATCGCGGACAGCGCGTTCGCCGCGTTCGTGGCGTCGCTGCCGTCGGATCCTCGAACCCGCCGCCTGGCCTGCGAGCGGATGACGCGGCTCGCTGGAACCCAGGTCGCCGTGGATCACGGGGAGGGGGCTCTGCACAGCGCGCTGAACGGGGCTGTTGTCGCCGCGGCGCCAGCGTACCGCACCGAGAAGCCCGCCGTGATCTCGGCTGAGGCCCTGTTTGTGAAGGGGGAGGAATAGATGGCCGCGGAGACGTGGGAGCCCTGGTCTACCGAGGCCGCCATGGTCGCAGACTTCACGGCATGGGCGCAGCACCATGGCTGGGTCGCCTACGCCGAGACCGCGGGCTGGGACCTCCTACTGGTGCGCCCCGTCGACGGGTTCCAGATCGGCGTCGAGGCCAAGCTGCGTTTGAACGTCGAGGTGCTCTGTCAGGTCGTCGGCCACGAGAGCCGGTGGAACCGCGGGGTCGGACCTGACTGCTGCGCGATCCTGGCGCCTCGCCCGAAGACCCAGAACGGCATCCCCACGCTGGCTCGTCAGCTTGGCGTGGTCGTTGTCACTGGTGGCGCGCCGGCGCTCTGGGGTGGCCCGAAGGCGTGGAAGGGGCCGTCGTTCACGCCGAGCCTGCCCGATGTGGACAAGCGGTTCGTGGTGACAGACGACGAGATGTCCGCGCATGGCTGGCCGGAGCGATGCCCGGACCAGCGCTGCGCCTTGCCGGAGTACGTGCCCGATGTCACCGGAGGGCGCAGTGCGCCCGTCGCGTTGACGCCCTGGAAGGTTCAGGCGATCAAGGCCGCCGTCATCCTGGAGACCGTCGGCTACATCACCCGCGCCGACTTCAAGGCGCTGAAGATCGACTCCTCACGCTGGACGCAGTTCTGGCTCCGATCCATCGGAGAGAAGCGCTGGGCGGCCGCGCCCGGGATGCCGGACTTCAAAGCGCAACATCCCGTCAATTACGAGCAGATCAAGGCCGACCTGCCGAAGTGGCGCGACGGCATCCCGACCCTCACCGCCGCGCAGTCCTCGCTCTTCGGAGACGCCGCATGACCAGCCTCGCCCTACAACAGGCCGCCGCCGAGGTGAGCGCCACCGAGAAGGAGATGGCCGCCGCCATCGCCAACTTCGAAGCGGCGACCTTCCGCGGTGATGCCGCGCGCCTCCACCTGACGACAGAAGCCGCCCACGCCGCCCTTCAAGCCCACCTAGACGCCAAGGCCAGCCTGTGGGCCGTAGCCAAACGGGAGACGTTCCGTTGACCAAGCCCGACATGTTCAAGCCCGAGTACGAGGGGGAGCGCCCCAAGGCCACGCTGACCGGGCCGGAAAAGAACCAGTACCGCCTGATCAAGCGGGCGGTGATCGACCGGCTGCATACGGCCATGCTGACCCTGAACGTGATGCCGCGCGCCGGCCCTCGCGCCAACCTCGCCGGCGGGACGCCCCCCTACATCGTCGAGTTCAGCGACCGGGTCAGCGCCGAGATCGAGGAGCCGAAGCGGGCCAAGTTCGAACCCACCGCCGCGGACGTCTCGGACATGCTGCCGGCGCTGGCCCTGATGGAGGGCCTGCACCGACCGTTCTTCAAGGTCGTGATGCTCCGGGCGCTCAACGAGTTCGCGGTCTCCAAGGGCGAGACGGAACCCTTCCCCTGGGACGTGATCGGCGAGGAGTGCGGCGGCATGTCGGGGAGGTGGGCGGAAGAGGCCTACGACATCGCGATCATCCAGGCTGCGCGCCGCGCCGGCCTACTGCCCATGGTGTCCCGAGACTACGGGATCGTGGCGCTCGCAGTCTGGGTGGATCGGGGGTGGCTGACGAACCTGTCGACGGCGTCCGATCCCCGCAATGCGATCTCCAAGCTGAAGACCACAAGCCCGGTGCGCCCAGAGCAGGCGTTCACGATCTGGGTGGCGGGCCGGTCCGAAGCCCTGCGGGTGTTGGAGGTGGTGCGGCCCCATCTGCGCGGCACGCACAGCCACGGCGCGTGGTACAAGGTCCACCCTGACCTCCTGGCCGAGCGGATCATCGAGGGAGCCCGCTCCCTTGGCGTCGCCTGGACGTTCGAGGAGGTGGCGGTGAAGGGGGCGCTGGCGGCATGACAGCTCCCCTGCGAAACCTGATCGAGGCCATGTGGGACATGCGCGGCGAGGGGTCCGAGCTTCCCGACTGGCCGTGTCCACTCTGTGGCGCCGAGGGGCCGGCCGACAGCGGCCACGACCCGTGCATCGAAAACCTGCCCGGTGTAGAGTTCGCTTGCTGCGGGCACGGAAAGCGCCCGGGCTACGTCAAGTTCACCGACGGTCGCGTTCTGCGCGGCGTGTTCGACCACCACCACGATGCTATGGTACCTAGCGTGGATGTGGGCGGTCTTCGTGTCTACCTGATCCCAAGCTCCGAGGAGGAGCCTCAATGACCCCCGCCCTGAAAGCCATGGTCGAGGCGATGGCGGCCGAATTGGAAAGGCAGGCGGACAAGGGAGGCTCTGAGCCCCACTTCGCGCGCCTCCCCGGCCTGCACGAGACGCACTACTTCAGCGGCAACCTCGACCTGGAGAAGGTCGCCCGCGCCGGGCTGGAGGCGATCAAACCCCCGCACCCGCTCGACGTTGACGACATCACGCACAAGGGCAGCTTCGCCGAGTACGCCCTGCGGGACGCCATCGACGCCATCCTCACCCCCACGACAGGAGAGGGGAATGGCTGACGAGATGCTGAAGCCGATCGCTACGATGCTCTACAGCCCCCGCCAGACCAACTGGGACGAGGCGCGCGAGGAGGGCGTGCGGATTAGTCCCGAGCACGAGGCTGGCGACGTCCTGGTGCTGCTCGGCCCGGACGACAAGCCACGGACCTACGTCATCACGGCGCAGGACATCGGCGGGTTCGTCCCGCTGCATCGGTTCTCGCCCGCCCCACCCACGACAGGAGAGAAGCCGTGACCGCCGCCGAGCTGATCGCGAAACTCCAACAGTACCCGCCGGACACGCCCGTCGTGACCCCCGGCTTCGACGAGAGCGATTATGACTACGTTGAGGAGGTCCGGCCAATCACGGTTGCCGCCTTGTCCGGCGGTGCCACGTTCAGCGGCAGTCTCGTTAGCACCGAGGACAAGACGGATCGCCCGCTCGGTGAGCCGTTCGACGCCGTGCTGATCAATTTCTAGCCCATAGACCGCGCCAACACACCGCACGAATTCCATAGTCTGGGTATTGACACCCAGACCCATTTCACCTGATCCATAGGGCACGGCGCGGGATTCGCGCCCGACACGGCCCCCGCTAATTCCTGGGGCCTCTTTCGTGCCTCGATCCTCCATGTGCGGCCCTGCGGGAAAGGCTGGCTGGATCACCGGCGCGAGACGAGATTGCGGGAAGACCCGCCACCCCATCGCTGCGGCCGCCACGGCGCGCCTTTCGCCAACAGGCCTGCGTACACGGTCGCAGGAAACCAGGCCGCCGCAGCGATACCATCCGAGAGGCATGAGCCGATGACAGATCAACCGGGGCTCGCCGCCTCCGCTGACGACCGTGTCCTCGCAGCGCTGGAGCGCATCGCCGCGACCCTCGAGCGGATCGAGCTCCAGAACTACGCCGCATCCCGCAGGGCCGCGATTGCGAGCGCGCCCCCCTCCATCGCCGTTCGGAAGACCCCATGCCCCGCATCTACGACGCCCAAGGCCGCATCACCGAGGTCAAGGGCCGCATCCGCGCATTCGGCGCCAAGCACCCGCTGACCCTCGGGACCATCACCCTCGTCGTGGGCCTGGTGGTCGGGCTGATCCTGGGCTGAGCATGAGCGCGCCGAGCAAACGAGGCCGGCCGACGAAGTTCAAGCCGGAGTACGTCGACCAGGCCGCGAAGCTCGCCGCCCTCGGTGCGACAGACCGTGAAGTGGCTGACGCGCTCGGCGGAACCGAGGAGCAGTACCTGGCCGCTTGGTTGCGCCTGCGTCGGGAGGACCGAGGCGGGGTTATTGCAGCCCAAAAAAGGGCGCGCGCAGCCGCGAAGAAGCGGCGGCTGGAAGCATCTCCCTCAGCCCGCGTAAGGAACGCCACCGCTGCAAGGCTGTGGGCGGCGCTGAAGGGGCAGAGTGATGGCGCCTTGTTCTCCCGGCTCGGCTACTCGGCCGGCGCCCTCGTCGCTCATCTAGAGGCGAGATTTCAGCCCGGAATGAGTTGGGCCAACTACGGCCGCTGGCACGTCGATCACATTCGGCCCTGCGCGTCGTTTGACCTTACCGATCCAGCCGAGTTCGAGTGGTGTTGGTCGCTAGAGAACCTGCAGCCGCTCTGGGCGGCGGACAACATCGCAAAAGGCGCGACGTATGGCGCGGCCTGACAAGTGGAAGGACGAGTATGTCCGCATCGCGGAGGGCGCTGCCAAGTTAGGCGCGACCGACCGTGAGATTGCGGAGATGCTAGGCGTCTCGGAGCGGACGCTGAATTACTGGAAGCACCAGCGGCCGGAATTGGTGGCCGCCCTAAAGGTCGGCAAGGAAGCGGCCGACCAGCGCGTGGAACAGAGCCTCTACCGCCGAGCCGTCGGCTATTCCCACGACGCCGTGAAGATCTTCATGCCAGCTGGCGCCGAGAAGCCGGTCTATGCCCCGTACACCGAGCACTTCGCCCCAGACACGACCGCGGCCATCTTCTGGCTCAAAAACCGGAAGCCGCAGGATTGGCGCGACAAGCAGGAGGTCGAGCACAGCGGCGGCGTGGCCCTGAGCGTCACGCCGGACGACGCCGCCCTCTGACATGTCCTTCCGGCTGACGCCGAAGCAGGTCGAGGCCAACAGGCTCCTCGGCTCGGCGGCGACCAACATCATGCTCCGGGGCGGCTCACGCTCTGGCAAGACGTTCCTGCTGGTCCGCGCCATCGTTCAGCGGGCGCTCAACGCGCCAGGCAGCCGGCACGCGATCTTTCGCTTCCGGTTCAACCACGCCAAGACCAGCATCTGGGCCGACACCCTGCCGAAGGTGCTCAAGCTGTGCTTTCCGGGCGTCGCGGCAAGGTTTGACAAGACGGACTTCTTCGTCGAGCTGCCGAACGGGTCGCAGATTTGGATTGGCGGCTTGGACGACAAGGATCGGGTCGAGAAGATCCTCGGCTCCGAGTACGCGACCCTCTACTTCAACGAGTCGAGCCAGATACCGTGGGCGTCCGTCGAGACGGCCATGTCGCGCCTGGCGCAGAACGTGGAGCTTGACCCGGCCATCGCGAAGGCGACCGGCCGGACGCATCTGCCGCTCAAGGCCTACTTCGACTGCAACCCGCCATCAAAGCTCCACTGGAGCTACCAGCTCTTCAAGCAGGGCCTGAAGCCCGGCACGAAGGAGAAGGTCGCCGACCCGGCGGACTATGCCGAGATGCAGATCAACCCGGATGACAACCGGGAGAACCTGCCGGCGAAGTATTTCGACGTGTTGGACGGCATGTCGGCGGCCAAGCGGCTGCGCTTCAAGGCCGGCGAGTGGGCGACAGAGGTCAACGGGGTGCTGTGGTCTCTGGAAGACCGGACGGCCCCTGACGGTAAGAAGATCGTCGGCATCGACGCGACGCGGATCGGGGTCGATCAGAAGCCGCAGATGCAGCGGATCGTCGTCGCGGTCGACCCGTCGGGCACGAAGGGCGACGGTGGCGGCGACGACATCGGCATCGTGGTTGCGGGGAAGGGCATAGATGGTCGCGCCTACGTGCTCGCGGACCGCACCTGTCAACTCTCGCCAGAGGGGTGGGGGCGCCGCGCTGTAGAAGCCTATCACGAGTTCGGCGCAGACCGGATCGTCGGGGAGCGCAACTTCGGCGGCGACATGGTCCGCTTCGTCGTCCAGACCGCCGACAAGAAGGCTGCGTACAAGGAAGTCAACGCCAGTCGCGGCAAGGTCGTTCGGGCCGAGCCGGTGGCGGCGCTTTATGAGCAGGGTCTCGTCTCGCACGTCGGCGACTTCGACGATCTCGAAGACCAGATGTGCAACTTCACGGCCGCTGGCTACGTGGGCGAGGGCTCGCCTGATCGGGCGGACGCACTGGTGTGGGCGCTCACTGAGCTGATGCTCGGCGGCGAGGTGAAGGTCGAGGCCTCTACTGTCGCGGGTCTAATCTGACGGAGGATGCTGCATGGCTGAAGCCGTCGCCACCAAGCACCCGCTATGGGAGGAGATGGCCCCCGAGTGGCGCCTCATGCGCGCCGCCGCGATGGGCGAAACCACGATCAAGGAGGGGGGCGAGCTCTATCTCCCTCGGCCCTCTGGGTGGGGAAAGAACAAGGAAGGCAACCAGCTCTATAACGCCTACAAGGCCAGGGCCAGGTTCCCTGAAATCCTCGCCGCGGCCGTGCAGTCGATGGTGGGCGTGATCCACCAGGCCGAGCACAAGATCGAGATGCCGAGCCGGATGGAGGCCATCTGGGAGCGGGCGACGGCCGATGGCCTGCCGCTCGAGGCCTTCCATCGGCGCATCACGGCCGAGGTGCTGACGACGGGTCGTTACGCCGTGCTGGCCGACGCGGCATCGACCGGCGACACGCCCTGGCTGGCAGGCTATCAGGCCGAGGCCCTGATCAACTGGGCCGACGACCGGACCATGTTCGTGCTCGACGAAAGCGGGCTTGTGCGGGATGGCTTCCAGTGGGCGCAGCGCAATCAGTACCTCGCCCTGCTGCTGGAAAATGGTCGCTATGTCGGCGTTCGCTACGACGCGGCGGGCGAGCCCATCGCCGGACCGGCCGAGCCGACCACGGCCCGGCGTGAGCCGTTGCCCGAAATTCCGCTTGTCGTCATCGGGCCGCGCGACCTGTCGCTCACGCCCGAGGCGCCGCCGCTTATCGGCATCGCTCGGGCCGCGGTCGCCATGTATCAGCTCTCGGCCGATTATCGCTGGTCGCTCTACATGAGCGGACAGGAGACGCTGGTCATCATCAACGGCGAGCGGCCGAGCATGGTCGGCGCTGGCGTAGTGATCTCCCTTATGGGGACCGAGAACATCACCCCGGACGCAAAGTACGTCGGACCGAGCGGAAACGGCATCGAGGCGCACCGAAAGGCCATCGAGGACGAGGCCAAGAACGCGGCCAATGCCGGCGCGCGGCTGTTCAACACAGAGGGCAACGGCAGATCGCAAGAGAGCGGCGACGCCCGCCGCATCCGCTACGCCGCCGAGACCGCATCGCTCCTCTCAGTGGCCCAGGCCAGCGCCGCCGGGCTCGAGAAGTCGCTTCGTTACGTCGGCAGGCTCATGGGCCTGTCGGACTCGGAGATCGAGGGAATCACCGTCCGACCGCCGAAGACCATCGTCGACCAGGAGATGACCCCGGAACGCATGGCCGCGATCCTCGGCCTCTGGGAGAAGGCTCTGATCTCCTACGAGACCGCCTACGAGAACCTGCAGGCCGGCGGCATCGCCAACCCGGACCGCTCCTGGGAGGAAGAGCTCGACCTCATCGAGCAGGACGATCTCGGCCGCGAGGAAGACGAAGCGGCGGCGCTGAGCCTGCCGCGAAACGACGCCGACGCGGCCTAGCCGCCGGCCACCGCCGCCAACGCGGCCCGCCTCAACGAGGCGTCTCATCAACCCTAGGAGAGCCCAATGGGCCTGAAGGCTATCGTCGACAGCCTGGACAACGTTCCTGCTGAACTGCACGACCACTACACGGAGAAGGACGGGAGGTTCGTTCTCCAGATCGAGGGCATTCGCGAGCACCCCGATACGGCGGCGCTCCAGAACGCCTACCGCACCGAGCAGAACCGTCGCCGCGAACTGAGTGACCAGGTTACGGCGCTCAAAGCTCGCATCGAAGGCCTGCCTGACGATTTCGACGCCGCGCAGTACGAGGACCTGAAGGCCCGCGCCGAGGCGAGCGATGGCGGCGACGTGAATGAGCAGGTCCAGCGCGTGCGCGACCAGATGCAGCGCCGCATCGACCAGCTCACCACCAAGCACCAGAACGACCTGCGCGACCGCGACGAGAAGATCGCCCAGAAGGACGCACAACTCGAGCGCACCATCATCGACCGCAGCCTGCAGACCGCGATGGACGAGGCCAACATCGATCCCAAGCACAAGAAGATGCTGGCCCCCTACCTGCGCACCCTCGGTAAGGCGAAGGTCGCCGAGGACGCCGGCGAGCTGGTGGCCCTGATCGAGACCGACATGGGCGAGGTGCCCATCGCCAAGTTCGTGGCCGACTGGGCCGCATCCGACGCCGGCAAGGAGTACGTCGCCAAGCCCACGGGCCTGGACAGCAAGGGTTCCGACAGCCGCCGCATGGACGGCAATCCGTTCGCCAAGCAGGCCTGGAACAAGACCGAACAGGGCCGCATGGTCCAGTCCGACCGGGCCAAGGCCGAGCGCCTCGCAAAGGCGGCCGGATTCCGCACCCTTGACGCGGCGATCACCGCCCGCGAACCCGTGGCGGCCTGACGTGCCGCTGCGGATGAAACAGCGGACCAAGGCTTCGGCCAAACCCGCCAAGCCAAAGGCGGCCCCAGCGAAACCCACGAAGGCCAAGCCTGTCGCAAAGGGCAAGTCGGCCGGCAAGACCGCCAAGGCGCCGAAGTTCGGCTCCCCGGAGTGGCGGAAGAAGTACCTGAAGCCGAAGGCCAAGCCCACGGCCGCCTGACGCCCGGTTCACCCCGCGGGCAATGCCCGCCTCACGCCTGCAGCCTGCCAACGGCATGGCTGGCTTCAACTCGAAATCAGCCAAGCACAGGAGAGATTCCCAATGGCTGTTGCAACCGTTCTGTCGGACGTCATCGTCCCGGAAGTCTTCACCCCCTACGTGATCGAGCGCACCGCCGAACTGTCGGCGTTCTGGAGCTCTGGCGTCGTCGGTTCTGTCGATGGCCTGACGCTCGGCAACGGCGGATCCACCGTCCAGATGCCGTTCTGGCAAGACCTGGCCGGCGATGACCAGACCCTCGACGACACCACCAACCTGACCGTCTCCAACATCGAGGCGGAAAAGGACGTGGCGGTCCTGAATGGCCGTGCCCTTGTGTACGGCGCCAAGGACCTGGTTGGCGCCCTGGCCGGCGATGACCCGATGATGGCCATCGGCGATCTCGTGGCCGACAAGTGGGCCCGCCGCATGCAGTCGTGCCTCATCTCCACCCTGAACGGGTCGATGGGCGCGCTGGGCGACGAGTCCCCGCCGGTCAACACGCTGGACATCTCGGGCCTCTCTGCGGCCGCCGCGGTGTTCGACGGTGAGGCGTTCATCGACGCGCTCGGCCGCCTGGGCGACGCGGAGACCCGCCTCTCGGCGGTCGCCGTCCACTCGGCGACCTACCGCCTGATGAAGAAGCAAGGCCTCATCGAGTTCATCCGCGAGTTCGACGCGGCCGAGGCGGTGCCGTTCTACATGGGCAAGCGGGTGATCGTCGATGACGGCATGCCGGTGTCCAACGGCGTCTACACGACCTACCTCTTCGGCGAGGCGGCCGTGGGCTACGCCGAGGGCGCGCCCAAGGTGCCGGTGGAAACCGAGCGCAACGCTCTGGTCGGCGGCGGCGAGGAATACCTCGTCTCGCGCCGTCACTTCCTCCTCCATCCGCGCGGCATCGCGTGGACCCCGGGGTCGGGCGTGCCGGCGAAGAACACGCCGACCAACGTCGAGCTGGGCGCCAAGGCCAACTGGTCGCGGGTGTATGAGTCGAAGAACATTCGCATCGTGCGCTTCGTCCACCGCGTGGCCGCGGCGTAAGCGAAGAAGAGCGGGGAGGCGGCTCAGGCTGTCTCCCCGTCGTTTTTAGCGGCAGGAGCGCCAAGGATGTTCGATCCCGCCGAGACCCGCAGGCTGTTCGTGCAAGCTCTCGACCGCGGCCTGAGCCAACGCCAGGCTGAAGAGATCGCGGCCGGTCTTGCGCCAATGCCGCCCCTGACGCCCGCGCCCGCTCCTGCGCCGCCGCCCGATCTGGCGAGGCGCATCGAGGCGCTCGACGACTTGGCCGAACTGCGGGTCCGCTACCGCATCGCGACGGGCAAGAAGCCCTTTCACGGCTGGGACGCCGCGACGCTAAAGGCCAAGATGGCCGAGGCCGGCGGCAAGTAGGACATGGCGGTTCCCGGCCCCGTCCATCCGACCCGGCCCGATGTGGCGGGCTTCTGCTTCTCCGAGACGCACGGGTTCGGTGACGCCTACGTCAACCGCCTGGCGGCGAAGGGCAAGGTCTGGGTGACGCGCTTCCGGGCGCTGACGCATGATGGCCGCGTGGCGATGTTCGGCGGCGACCTGATCGCCGAGACCTACGCCGAGGCCGAGGCGGAGGCGAAGCGCCGGGGCCTGGGCGAAGTGGTCGTAGGCACGCTCGAAATGGTGGGCCGCCTCTGAGGCGCCGCCGATGAGCGAGCAAGTCCGCCTCCACGGCGACATTCAACGGGCGCTGATCGAGGCCAATGAGGTCTGCGACCGCTTCCGGTTCTACTCCGACGGCTCGGTCTGGGAAGTCCACCCTGGCGGGCTGGGTGAGGGTTGGCGTGCTGCCGCGGACGTCCGACCGCGCAGCGCTACTCTGGGGCCGCCTCGACGCGAAAGCGGGGAAGTCATGACGCTGATTGACCACGAGGCGGGCTGCGCGACGCTCGATGGTGCGCCGTTCTGCAACTGCGGGGTGCTCGAGGCCCTGACGAGACCGCTGCCGGCTCCCAAGCCGCCGCCTGGCGTTCACCCGACAGCCTTCATCCACCCCAGCGCACGGGTAGAGGGCGATGCTCGGTTGTCGCCGCCGACTAAGGCTCCTCGCTGGCGGCGCTGGCTAGACTGGCTTCGGCCGCCATCGGCCCCGAACGAACGCACGACCCCGCTCAAGACGGCGACCATCGGCGCCCGCACGAAGGTCTGGCAGTTCGCCAGCATCGGGGCCGGGACGGTGATCGGCGAGGACTGCTCGATCTGGCCCCACGTCATGCTCGACGGGCCGGTGTTCGGGGACCGCTGCAAGGTCGCCAGCTTCGTGGCCATGGGGGCGGGCTTTCGGATCGGAAACGACGTGTTCATCGGCCCCTCGGTCACCTTCGCCAACGACGTCTGGCCCCGGACAGATCAGACCGGCTGGGATGTCGGCAAGCTCCGAGACGGGAGCCTCGTCACCATCATCGTGGAGGACGGGGCGAGCATCGGGGCGAACGCGGTGGTCCTGCCGGGCGTGCGGATTGGCGCCGGCGCGATGGTGGCGGCCGGAGCGGTGTGCGGGGCCGACGTGCCCCCCGGCTGCCTGTTCAAGCGCAACGGCCAGATCGTGGAGATCAACCCAGCATGGACGAAACGAAGAATGCGAGCGGCGCGATGAAGGTTCGGATCGTTTCAACGGGCGGCACGGGCCACGGAACCCGTGTGATGGGCTCTGACGGCCGCGAGATCGACTGGATCACCGGCCTGACCTTCCGCGCCGATGTGGACGACATCACGCGAGCCGAGATCGAGTTCTCGGCGGTCGAGATCGACGCCGTCGCCGAGGCGAAGTTTTTGGTCCGCGGCAAGGAGGTGCGTCGCATCGAATACGCCGACGGGAGCGCCGACGAATTTCCGGCGTGATTGCCATCGCGACAAGGCCCGGTGGACGAAGAAGCGGATGCGGGCGGCGAGTTGAAACGGGTCTACCGGCAGCTCCGCAACCACACCGGCGGCGACACGCCAGAGGCGACGTTTCGGCGCCTGGTCGGCAAGCAGGCCGAGGCGCGGTTCATCGCCCCGGCGTCGGGACCGCTGGTCGTGCGCGAGGAAGTCTGGACCGCCGAGCAGCTCGAGCCGCTGTGGGGCGGCGTCTCGCCCGGCGAACCCTACGACGCCGACGAGCCCGTGGTGGTGTTCAGGGTGGGCGGGGTGGACATGCTGATCGACGGCCACAACCGCCGGGCCAAGCGGCTGCGCGAGGGCGGGACGCAACGGGTGCTCCTGGTGGAGCCGGCGGGGAAGGGGGCGCGCTAGTGCTGGTCGTCGCCACGCTTTTCTGGGAGGCCAACCGCCACAGCCGGGACTTCTCCTCGATGTACGACGAGTCCTGGGTCGAGAAGCTCTATCGCGGGTTCGCCCGCAACCTCACCCGGCCGTTCATGTTCGTCTGCTACACCGACCGTAAGCGGACGTTCGACGAGCCGATCCACCAACTGCAGATCAAGTCGCCCGAGCCGTCCTACGCGACCTGCATCGAGCCGTTCGAGCTATCCGAGCACAGGCCGATGATCCTTTGCGGTCTGGATACGGTGATCGTCGACAACATCGACCACCTGGCGGACTCGGCCGTGAAGCGCGCCGATCTTGGCCTGCCCCGCGACCCCTACCATCCGACCATCGCCTGCAACGGCTTCTGCCTGATCCCGAGCGGGTTCGAGCAAGTCGCGCACGAACACCGCGGCCAGAACGACATGGAGCACGTGCGCAGCTATCCGCACAGCTTCCTCGACGACGAGTTCCCGGGCGAAGTGGTGAGCTACAAGGGCCACGTCGAGAAGGGCGGCCTCGGCGACGCGCGCGTGGTCTACTTCCACGGCCTGAAGAAGCCGCACGAGCTGCAGCACCTTCCCTGGATCGGCGAACACTGGCGCTGAGCCGTGAACGTCCACGTCCGAACCGCCGTTCGCGGCTCTCAGGCGCTCCACCGCCTGCTGGCCTGCGATGACGTCCTCACGATCCTCGACGTCGGCTCAGGAACCGGAGAGCACGCAGAGCTGATGCGGGCCGCGGGCCGTGAAGTGACGACGGTCTCCTACGAGCCGCCGGCCGATCACGTCGGGGACTACCTCACGCTTCCGCCGCTCGGCCCGTTCGACGCGATCTGGGCGAGCCATGTGCTGGAGCATCAGCCCAACGTCGGGGCCTTCCTGCGGCGCTGCTTCGCCGATCTCAGGGACGGCGGGGTCCTGGCGGTCACCGTGCCGCCGGCCAAGGACGCCATCGTTGGCGGGCACCTGACCATCTGGAACGCCGGCCTGCTGCTCTACAACCTCGTCGTGGCCGGGTTCGACTGCAGCGAGGCCAGGGTATCGCCGAACTACGCCAGCGGGCCGGGCTACCCGCCCTACAACATCAGCGTCGTGGTGCGGAAGAAGGCGGCCGAGTTGCCCCCGCTCCGGTTCGACGCGGGCGACATCGACAGATTAGCCCGGTTTTTCCCCGTCGCCGTGCGCGAGGGCTTTGACGGGAGGCTCTCGCATGGCTGGTAGGGTCGCGTTGATCCTGGGCGGGGCGGCGTGCGTCTGGACCGACGTTGAGGCGGCGCTGGACCTTGGCGAATATCAGGCCGTCATCGCCTGCAACGACGTGATGGCGGTCTGGCCAGGCAAGCTGGACGCGCTCGTCACGCTACACCCGGACAAGGCCGGGCTTTGGCTAGAGCGGCGCCGTCGGAACGGCTTCCCCGATCCGGCCCGTATCGCCGGGCACACGAACAGCCTGAGCAGCGGGCGCATCCCGCCATGCGTGAAGGAGTTCGTCGAGTATCGGTTCCCGGGGCAGGAGGCGAGCGGCTCGTCCGGCCTGTTCGCGGTCAAGTACGCGCTCATGGATATCGGGGTCGAGCGGGCCGTGCTGTGCGGCGTCCCCATGTCCGTCGATGAGGCCCACTTCTACGACGCCAGGCCGTGGGGCGGGGCGATCCGCCACCGGAAGGGCTGGGAAGAGAGTTGGGAGCACACCAAGCACCGCGTTCGCAGCATGAGCGGCTGGACGATGAGCATGCTCGGTCGGCCGACGAGCGCCTGGATCGAGGGAGACGAAGAGGCATGACCGAGATCGTCTATGGCCAGTCCTGGCATCCTCTGTGCGAGGGCAGGATGTTTCGCAATCCGCGGTTCTTCGCCGGGCCCGTCGGCGGCGCGACCAAGGTCTTCCTGATCGGCGACTGGCCGAGCATCGCTGAGGCCTATCTGCGCAATGGCGTCGAGGTGGTGCTGCTGGCCGGCCCCGAGCCGCGCCGCCACCCACTGCTGGCGCCTCCGGGCCTGACGCCAAGCCTGCCGGACGACGAGCGCGACGCGATCTACATCCCCGAGGACTGGCGGGACCTCCCCTGGACCCGGCCGGCCAAGGATCGCGACCTCACCCTTCGGGGCCTGGCCGCGATGTTCTGCGACGCCCCGGTGCTGAACAAGGCGCAGGCGGTGGAGGCCATCGAGGGCGAGCTGCGGCGCCGCGACGGGGCGGGCGAGTAGCCCCGCCATGGCCCGCTGGAACTGGCCCCTGATCGGCGTGCTGGCGTTCTGCGTGGCCTGCTGGGCCGCGATCGCCTGGGTCGTCCGCCTGATCTTCGCCTGACCACCACGACCGACCGGGAGGCTGACGCATGTCGATGACCCGCGTCGGCGGTGCGACGGGCACAACCTCGGTCTCGATGCCATCGCACCAGGCGGGGGACCTGATCGTTGCCTTCGTCTTCCGCGACGGCTCGACTACGGCGCCCACCGTACCGTCAGGCTGGATCGAAGTCGCGACCGGCGCGGCGAACACGTGCTGGGGCGGGCTCTACTTCAAGATCGCCAACAGCTCGGGCGAGACGAGCGGCACTTGGACAAGCGCCAGCCGCATTTCGGTGGCCTGCTACCGGCCCGGCGGCACGCGGGGCCTCGGCATCGGCGCGGTCGCCACCGGCGGCGCGGCGAGCACGACGGTTTCCTATCCGGCCCTGACGATGGCGATCGAGGACGGTTCGTCCTGGGTCGGCGGGGCGGCCGGCCACCGCTCGACGAACACGAGCCTGGAAGACGCCCCCACCGGCATGACCAACGTCGCGGCGGCCTCTGGCGTCGATGGGACGGCGGAGACCGCCTTCCACGACACAGACGGCCCGGTCTCGTCGTGGAGCAACCAGAACGTCAGCGTCGGCGGCACGTCTTCGGGCTGGCGCTCGTTCGCGTTCGAGATCGTCCACCGCACGGTCTGGAACCCGCGGGACAAGGGGCCGGATGCGGTCCTTTCGAGCGCCAACACGATCATCGTTTCGACCGGCGGGGCGGGCAATCAATACGCTCGCGGCACGGTCGGCCGGCGGGCGGGCGATCATGTCATCCGCTTCACGATCGGCGGCAACAGCTACACGTTTGCGGGCGTCGCGACCCATGATGCGAGCCTGACCAGCAGCCCGAGCGGCGGCGGCAAGATCGGCTACCGGACCTCGACCCCTGAGGGCGGTTCGCCGGAAGGGCGCTTCTACACCGCAGACGGCGAGTACATCGGCGGCCTCCCGTTGGCGCAGCCGGGCGATGTGGTGGACATCTACATTTCCCGCAGCCTCGGGCGGATGTGGGTCGTCATCAACGGCACGCCGACGACCGGCAACCCGAGCGCCAAAACCGGCGGCTACGACATCACGACCAGCCTGACCGCGGGCGCTCCGCTGTTCCCAATCTCCGGCGGCGACAACGATTGGGGCTGGGGCTACGACGCGGCGGAAGTGACCATCGACGCCGGCCTTACCGGTGTCACCCTGCCGTCCGGCTGGGAGCCCTGGGACGGGATCGAGGCGGAAGGTGGCGACACCTACGACGAGAGCCTGTTCTTCGGCGTTGGGTTGGACGTCGGGCAGGCTGGCGCCGCGGTCGTGGATGGGGCCATCAATCTCGGCGCTCAAGCCGCGGTGAATAAGGCCGCGGCCCTGAACGCCGCAGCGGCGATCAGCCTGACAGCCCAGGCGGCCGTCTCCGGCGAAACGACGGCGGTCGTCGGCGGGGAATTGGCCCTTGGCGTTGCGGCTGCGGCTGCGGCGGTCGGCGGCGGGACGTTCGACGAGGCCATCGAACTCAGCGCGGCGCTGGACCTCTCGCCGGTCGCGCAGAAGGAAGTCGTCGGGGCGATCACCCTGGCCGCGGCGGTCTCGCAGACGAGCATCGGCGCCCTGACGGCCCAGGAAGCCCTGAATTTGGCCGTACAGGCCGGTTTTTCGCCCTCGGGGGCCATAGACGCCCAGGCGGTCGCCTCCCTGGCCGTAGCGGCTTCTCTGGCGTCTGCCGGAGGCACGGCGGCGCGGACCTTCGAGGAGACGCTGGCCTTCGGGGTCGTGGCCCAGGCCATCGCAGCCACCCAGCTCGACGCGGCGGGCGAGATCGACCTCGCCGTCGTGGCCGCAGCCGAGGCGCGGGCCAACGCGCAGCAGAACGTGGTCCTGGCGCTCGCCGCCAGCCTTCGTCAGGCCGTCGCTTCGGCGCTGGAGATCAGCGAGGCGCTGGACCTGAGCGTCGCGGTCTCGGCCGAGGCGTCGGGCGGCTTCGTCATCGAGGGCGCCATCAGCCTCGCCGCCGGCATGTCGGCCAAGGCTGCGAGCCTGGCGGTGCTGGAGGAAGGCTTGTCCTTCCGGGCCGCCTTCGACGCCGAAGCGGCTTCGGTGCTGACCGCCGACGAGGCGTTGGCCCTGGCGGTGCAGACGGCGGTGCAGGTCAGCACCCCGGCCGCCAACGTCATCGTCGGCGCTATCGAACTCGATGGCCGGATGAGCCGCACCGTCGCGCTCTCGGGCCTCCACAGCCCCACCAAGGCCCTCCGGGGCGTGATGCAGATCGCCGTCAGCCTCAGAGGCCGGCTCAACTAGGGGAAGCCCCACGATGAAGCAGATGATCGGAGCCGGCGTCAAAGCGTCCGGCGACGTCGAGGTCGCGCGCGGCGTGAGCCTCGGGGCCGTCGGCATGAGGTCGCTGTACCGCTTCGAGTGCGTCGGCCGCGACGGGCGGGTCAAATGGGTCGAGGAGATCCACAACCTCGTGGTCAACGAGGGCCTGAACGACCTCCTGACCCAGTACTTCAAGGGCTCGGACTACACGGCGGCCTGGTACGTCGGGCTCAAGGGCGCCGGCTCGGCCGACGCGGGCGATACGCTGGCCTCGCACTCGGGCTGGGCCGAGGTCACCGAATACGACGGCAACCGCAAGGCGCTGACGCTCGGCAGCGTCTCGAGCCAGGCCGTGGACAACAGCGGCAACAAGGCGGTGTTCGAGATCACCGACACCGTGACGGTCGCCGGCGGCTTCGTCTGCTCGGCCGCGACGGGCACCTCCGGCGTCCTCTATGGCGTCGCCGACTTCGCCAACTCGCGGGCGCTGGAGGACGGCGACACGCTCAACGTCACCGTCACCCTGGAAGCCGAGGCCGCGGCCTAAGCCCCGCCATGACCGACTTCAGCCTATATGCGGGGGACACCAAGTCCCTCGCGGTCGAGGTGAAGGATGACGCGGGCGATCCCGTCTCGCTGGACGGCGTGCAGAAGGTCCGCTGGCAACTCGGCAAGGCGCCGAACAAGGCGCCTCTGATCGAGAAGGCGCTGGGCGCTGGCCTGGCGGTGACCGACTCGGCGGGGGGCGCGTTCGTCGTCAGCCTCGACAGCGAGGACACCGAGACGCTGAAGCCCGGCGACTACTACCACGAGGCCGAGGTGATCGACGCCGATGACAACGTGTCCACGGTCCTCGCCGGCACGGTCACCATCCTGCCAACCCTGATCAAGCCGGAGGCGTGACATGGCTCTGACGGTCGAGGACGGGACCGGCAAGGCGGACGCCGACGCCTTCGTCTCGGTGGACGATTGCACGGCCTACTGCGCCGCCAACGGCCTGACCGCATGGGAGGACGGCGACGCCGACACCTGGGAGCCGGCGATCCGTCGCGCCACGTCCTGGCTCTCCACCGCCTTCACCTGGAAGGGCTATCGGACCAACGGGCGCTCCCAGGCGCTGGCGTGGCCGCGAACTGATGTCGAGGACGCCGAGGACGAGGCCGTCCCCTCCGATGAAATCCCGGTCGAGATCGTGCGAGCCTGCTGCGAGGCGGCGGTCTACGAGTTGGCGAACCCCGGTGCGCTCTCGCCGACGGTGACGCTGACCGATCGCATCCGCTCGGAACAGGTCGGAAGCCTGCGGGTCGAGTATCAGGCCGCCCCGACCACGGCGGACGCGGCCCGGCCGGTGCTGCTGAAGGTGCGGGAACTGGTCGGCGGGCTGGTGGCGGCGGGGTCGAACCCGCTGGTGGGGCGGACGCTGAGGGGATGAGCATGAGCGCCCCCGATCCGACGGCCGACAAATAGGGACGATGATGCAATGACGACCATCGCCTACCGGGACGGCGTGCTCGCGGCCGACACGCAAGTCAACAACGGCAGCGCCCGCGTCGGCACGGTGCAGAAGGTGCACCGGCGCGCGGACGGTCACATGGCGGCAGGCACTGGCGATTTCTCCTACACACAGCGATTTATTGCGTGGTTCCTGGGGGGTGAGGCCGGAGAGCCGCCGCTTCCGAAGCGCGGAGATGACGGGAATGACGAAGGGCAGGGGTTCATCTTCCGCCCAGACGGCAGGATCGTGTGCTTCGAGGGGACCGGCCCGAATGAGCTGACGGCGCCGTACTGGGCTCAGGGCTCCGGCCGCAACTTCGCTCTTGGCGCGATGGCGCACGGGGCATCAGCTGAGGAGGCGGTTCAGGCGGCTATGCGACATGACGTCTGGACGGGCGGAGAAATCACGGTGATTCACCAGTGATCGACATCGACGCGATTAACCTGGGTCGCCGAGAGGCCTTGCTGACTGACGGCTCTGTCGTGCCGATCACCAATCTGATCGACGCGGACGGCGACGATGCCGAAACGGCCGCGGCGGCGGTTGGCCTCGTCTGTGGTGTGGGTGGTCTGTGGTTCTTCGCGATGGTCAATGACTTCGCGAGCGCGGGGCCGAAGCAATGACCTTCGACTACGCCCGCACCAAGGCCGCCGCCGACCGTCTGCTGACCCGCTTCGGCCAGGCCGCGACCCTCAAGCGCCCGACCAGCTCGGGGCCCGCCTACGCGCCCGTCGAGGGCACGCCGACCAGCTACGCGGTGACCGTGGTGGTGCAGGACTTCGCCAACCGCGAGATCGACGGGACCCGGGTCCTCACCGGCGACAAGAAGGTCATGGTGGCGAAGGGCTCGCTGGCCATCGAACCGACCACCTCCGACACCCTGGTTATCGGCGGCGTGGATCATGCTATCGTGGAGGTCCGGCCGCTGAACCCAGGCGGGACGGTGATCTTCTATGAGGTGCAGGCGCGCCGGTGACCGACCACAAGGGACCGCTCCAACTCGCCACTGCGGCCTGGATCCAACTCCATGGCCTCACGCAGAGCTATCAGGCGGCGGTCCTTCGTGGCGCCCCGCAAGACGAGATCGAGCACATCCGCCGGGAGGCCCACGACGTGCTGGACAGCAATCTCGACCTGAACGGCCAGGCCGCTCAGGCGGTGCGCGACCTCCTCAACAACCGCTGACCCATGGCCTCCCGCGCTGAACTGGAGCGGCTCTATCAGGAGCTGCTGGACCGTCATGGCGCCGCGGTGGCCCGCGCCTTCATCGACGCTCTCGACGACCTGAGAACCGCCGCCGAGGTGCAGCGGGTGGTGGACGAGATCAAGGCCGGCAACATCCAGGGCGCGCTGGAAGCCCTGCACCTGGACCCGGCCGCCTACGGCCCGCTGGAAGACGCCATCGCCCGGACCTACGGCGAAGGTGGCCAGAGCGCGCTCCAGGCGCTTCCGAAGCGGGCGCCGGACGGAACCGCGCTGGTGATCCGCTTCCACGCCCGCAACCGCCGCGCCGAAGCCTGGCTCCGCACCCACTCCGCGGACCTCGTGACCCACATCATCGAGGAACAGCGCACCGCCGTCCGCCAGACGCTCACCGCGGGCATGGAGGCCGGCCGCAACCCGCGCGCCGTGGCCCTGGACATCGTGGGCCGGGTCAACCGGCTGACGGGCAAGCGGGAAGGGGGCATCCTGGGGCTCACGCCGAGCCAGGAGACCTTCGTGCGGTCGGCGCGGGCCGAACTCGCCAGCGGAGACCCCGAGGCCCTGCGCCACTACCTGACGCGCAACCGCCGGGACAAGCGGTTTGACCGGACGGTGGCCAAGGCGATCCGCGAGGAGAAGCCGGTCCCGCCGGAGATCGCGCGCAAGGCCGTCGACGCCTACACCCGCCGCCTCGAGGCGCTGCGGGGCGAGATGATCGGCCGCACGGAAGCCCTGTCGGCGCTGAACGCGGCCCAGTACGAGGCCCTGCGCCAGGCCGTCGAGAACGGCTCGCTGCAGGCCAATCAGATCAGGCGTGTTTGGCAGTCTGCGGGGGACGTCCGGGTCCGCCACACCCACCGGGCGCTCGACGGTGAGACCGCCGGACTCGATGAGGCCTTCGTGAGCCCGAGCGGGGCGCGGCTGCGCTTCCCGGGCGATCCGTCGGCCCCGGCGGCGGAGCGGATCGGCTGTCGGTGCTGGACCATGCCGCGGGTGGACTGGTTCGCGAACGTCAGCTGATCAGGCCTTACATGTGAGGGAGCGCCGACATGTCGCAAGGTGCCTTCGCAGCCCGGGTCGGGGCGTTCGCCAGCAAGACCAAGGAGCGGATGACTGCGGTTCGCAACGCGGCGGTTGAGCGGACCATCGAGGAGATGCAGACGCCGGTTGCCAAGGGCGGCCGGCTGCCGGTTGACACCGGGTTCCTACGAGCCTCGCTCCAGGTCACGACGGGCGCGCCGATCCCCGCGGTCCAGCCGAACCCGGGCGCGGGCGCCTTCAGCTACAGCGGCCAGCAGGTGGTCACGGTGCTCTCAGGCGCCCCGCTCGACGCGGTGATCTACGCCGCCTACGGGGCCGCCTATAGTGTTCACGTGAACTATGGCGCGAGAGGTGCGGCGCCAAGGAGATTTGTCGATTTGGCGGCTCAGAACTGGCCAAGAAACGTAGAAGACGCTGTTAAGGAGCTGGAGTTCAGACTAAGATAATCGCGGCATGAGGCGACGACTTCAACTAGACTGGCTCAGAGGGGAATACCTGTCAGGCCGCAGGATGGCGGAGATCGCCAAGGAGGCGGGGGTGGGTCGCGACGCCGTCCGTCGCGCAGTCCGCCGCCTCGGCTTGCCCATCCGGGACGAGAGGAGGGGGCGGCGCCTTCCGACGCGCCGCGCGCCGCTCCCGATGGAGGAGATAGAGCGGCTCTACGTGGCAGAGCTCTGGCCATCCCACAAACTCGCCGAGCGTTACGGGTGTCAGCCGTCGACGATACTTCGTCGCCTCCGAAAGTCAGGGGTGCCTATCCGGCACCACAACGACACGAAGCGAGGCCAGCCGGCGAGGAACCGGATCAACGTCGACACAGCCGCCGTTGTCAGCGCCTATCGGGCGGAGGGGGCGACGCTGGAAGCGGTGGCGGCCAGCTTTGGTGTCAGCCGTAGCGTCATTACGCGCGTCCTTAGGGAAGCCGGAGAGCCAGCCAAACCTCCCGCTCCAGGGCGCTACGCTGGAGCCAAGAACCCGCGATGGCGGGCCGACCTGACCCCTGAGGAACGCGAGAAGCGGCGGGATATGCACGCGCAGTCCAAGTGGCGCGAGAAGGTTTACGCCCGCGATGGCTTCGCCTGCCAGTGCTGCGGAGATGGCCGAGGCGGGAACCTTCACGCCCACCACATCGAGGCGCACGCAAAGAACAAGTCGGCGCGGTGGACGGTGTCGAACGGCGTCACGCTCTGCGGACCCTGCCATCGCGCCTACCATCGCGCCTGCGGCCTCGGCGAGCGCGTGAACCGGACCACCCTGTTGGCCTTCATCAGAACGCGGAGAGCGATGCTGGCCGCGGCTTAGGAGCGCTTATGGCTGCCATCGCCGACATCCAGCAGGCCCTGTTCGCCCGGGTCGCCACGCTGACGACCTCGCCGTCTCTCCCGGTGGCTTGGCCGGAGGTGAAGTTCACCCCGCCTGCCTCGGGCAAGTACCTGCGGGTGGACTTCTTCTCAAACCGCCCCCGCTGGGAAGGCATGGCCTCGGGCCGCGTCGACCAGGGGCTCCTGCAGATCACCGTCGTCTGGCCGAAGGGCAGGGGCCTCGACGCCCCGGCCCAGATCGCAGACGCCATCATCGCCCACTTCCCGCTGGCCCATGTGATGCGCCACGGCTCGGCCGCGGTGAAGGTGTCCGGCCAGCCGTGGGCGGCCTCTCCGCTTTCCGAGACCAAGCAGGTGCTGGTCCCGGTGACGATCCCCTGGATGGCTTAGCGGCCCGCTATACCAAGTAGTCTGTCCCAACAACACAAGTAACGAAGCCCTCTAGCTACTGCTTGGGGGTCTTTCATGCCCTGGCGCGCGCCTTGGGCAAGCGCACCACTATTGTCATGAAAGGAGCTCCCCTTGAGCATCGCAGCTACCTCGGGCGCGAAGATCTACATCAGCGCTTCGGGCGCCGTCCCGACCGCCAACTCGACGGCGGCCGACGCCTCGGACTACGCCGCCCTGACCTATGTCGAAATCGGCGACGTCGAGAGCGTCAGCGAGTTCGGCGACCAGGCGCAGACCATCACCGCCCAGACCCTCGCCGACGCCCGGGTCCGCAAGCGGAAGGGGGTGCGCGACGCCGGCGACATCACCATCACCGTCCTGAACAACCCGCTCGACAACGGGCAGAAGGCGATGGTGGCGGCCGAGGCCACCGAGTTCACCTACGCATTCAAGGTGGTGCTGGCCGACGGCGCCGACAGCAACGACACCGACAGCGTGTTCTACTTCCGCGCCCTGGTCTCTTCGGCCCGGCTCTCGGGCCTGCAGCCGAACGAGATCATCAAGCGGACCTTCGTCGCCCTGATCGACAGCGCGATCGTCGAGGTCCCGTCCGCGGCGGTCTCCGGCCCGTAAGCCCAGCTTCAGAGGGCGGAGCCAACCGCCCCCGATCTTCTCTCACCCTCAACTCAACGGTCGGGTCGCACCCGGCTGCCTTTTAAGGCGAACCCATGGACATCCTCGCGCAATTCGACACCGTCTCCAGCGCCAACACCGGCGCCAAGCTGGAGCTGACCGACGCCAACGGCGCGGCCGTGCTCAAGGCGGACGGAACCCCGCTCACCATCACCCTGCTCGGCAAGGACTCCGACGTCTGGGTGAAGGCCGAGAACGCCGCCCGCAACCGCCGGCTGGCGCAGGGCCCGCGTATGAAGCTCACCGCCGAGGCGCTGGAGAGCGAGGCCATCGCGGCGCTCGCCAAGGTCACCACGGCCTGGGACTTCGATGAGCCCTGCACCTACGAGGCGGCCGTGCGCCTCTACACCCGCTACCCGCTGATCCGGGAGCAGGTCGACGTGTTCGTCGGCGATCGGGCCAATTTTACGAAGGCCTCGCCGACGAGCTGATCGCTTACGTCGAGGCGGTCTACGCCAAGGGGCGGAAGCAGGAGCCTCCGCCCTTTCCCTTCGAGCTCGAGCACGTCTGGGATTGGTTCTCGAAGCTGTCCCGCCGGCGCCAGGCCGGCATGGACATCAACCCGATCACCTACGCCGAGCTCGACGCCTTCTGCCGAAGGATGCTGATCGAGCCCTCGGTGTGGGAGGCGGACCTGATCATGCGGCTGGACGATGCGGCCCTATCCGCGATGCGGGGCGGGTCCAGGCCGGCGCCGAAGCCCACCGATCCCCCCGAAGCGGTCCCGGTCGAGAACGTCTCCGGCCTCAAGGCCCTGTTCAGGGGGCTGGCGGTGAAGAAGGCGGGGAAGCGGTAGGGCATCGGTAGGCCACGCCCATCTGGACACTTCCCATCATGCCGGTGTCGGATTTGAGGAGGTGAAGATGGGTGGCGCCCAAGGCGGCCGCACGACGCTTCAGTTTCTCCAGCGAGCGCCTGTGGCCTGCGCCCGCCAACAGGCCACCGAGCGACGAGCCGGAGCTGACTTCGCCTAGACGCTCGCATCCAGACACCTGGCTTGCTTCGGCTACCAGCGCCACGTCATCGGCCCCGGCCGTCGACGGCGCAAGCACGGCGAGCGCCAGGCCAACCCCCACCATCCACTTCATCCGCTCTGCTCCTCCCAGCCTGAGGCGCCGACGCTACCACAACCCAAGGAGGCGCGCGAATGACCGACCTTGTAGCGCTTGGCCTCCGGTTTGAGACGCAGGGCGCCGAACGCGCCGAGAAGGCGCTCGACGGCATCGCCCAGAAGGCGGATCGGGCCGAGCGCGCGACCGATGGCCTGGCCGGCGGATCCCGACGTCTCGGCGGCGCGACCATGCAGATGCTGGCGTCCATCGAGCGGGCGGTTCAGGAGCTCGTACAGCTCCAGCGGGCGCAACAGCAGTTCACCATCGGCCTGGCGGAAGGGGCCGCGGCGGCGGTGCGCGAGGCGCGGGCGTTGAACACGGCCTCGGGCGCGATGAACACCTACGGCGCCAGCGCGACGAGGGCGGCGGCGGCGCAGAACGTCGTGGCGGTCAGCAGTCGGCGCGCGGCGGCCGGGACGGGCCTCGCCGGGCACGAGATGCTGAACTTCAGCCGGCAGATGTCGGACGTCGGCATGATGCTGGCGCTCGGGCAGTCGCCCTTCATGGTGCTTCTTCAACAGGGGCCGCAGGTCGCCGACATTTTCCAGACGGCGAAGATGCGCGGGGTCTCGTTCGGCCAGGCCATGGGGTCCGTGTTCGGCGCTATTCGGCCGTTCGTCCCGCTGCTCGTCGGCGTTGGCACGGCGGCCGCGGCAGCGTTCGGCGGCGCGGCGCTCGCGGCACGAGCCGTCAACAAGGACGTCGGCGACCTCTCCAAGGGGCTCGGCCTCACCGAGGCGCAGATGAAGCGCCTGAAGGAGGAGGGCGTGAACACCGGCGTCACCATCGGCGACGTGTTCCGCGGGACCTTCACCTACATCGCCGGCGCCGTCGGAAAGACCCTGGAGCCCGTCGCCAAGTGGTTCTCCAAGCTGTTCGACGACATGACCCGTTGGGCGGTGGCCGGGGTCAAGGGAATCGTCGGCGCGCTGGTCGGTGGCTTCTACGCGATCAGGGCGATCTGGAAGCAGCTCCCGGCCGTGATGGGCGACCTCGCCGTCTCCGCCGCCAACGCCGTGATCAACGCCGTAGAGCGGATGATCAACCGAGCCATCGATGGCTACAACAAAGTGCTGCCGATCATTAAGGCGCTGATGCTCGCGACGGGCAACGTCGGCGGCGCGCTAGGCTTGCGCGAAGGCAAGCACGTCAACTGGGGCGACATCCAAAACCGCAACGCCGGGGCGGCCTCTGCGGCGCGGGACGTCGGCGCTGCGGCATACAAGGAAGGCCAGGAGGCCGGCGAGGGCTGGGTCGACGGCGTCGGCAAGGGCCTGAAAGACGCCTGGCTGAAGGCCGCCGAGGACCGGATCAAGGCGGCGGCGGGCGACGCCGGGGCGGGTCGCAAGGCCCGCGAGCGCGCCGGTCCCAAGGGCCCCTCCGCCGAGGACATGGCCGAGCAGTTCGCCCAGCGCCGCGCCGACATCGAGCGCCAGATCGAGCAGGCGAAGATGGAGGAGTTGCAGGCGCAACTCGCGCTCACTCACGGAATCAGCGAGCGGGCTGCGATCGAGAGCGAGATCGCCCGCCAGCAGGCCGCCGTAAAGGCCGCGCAACTGAAGGCCCAGCTGGAGCGGATCAAGAACGACGACAAGCTGACCGATGCGGCCAAGCAGGAGCTCGCGGCGATGCTCCTGGGGGTCGCGATCCGCCAGGGCAACGTCGCCCGCATGCAGCAGCGGGCCATCGCCGAAGCCAAGGTGGACGCAGAGCGGAAGCAGAGCCTGGACATCGCCAACGGCCAGCGTGAAGCGGAAATCGCTCTGCTGCAGTCTCAGATGGAGCTTGCGAAGGGCTATTTCGCCCGGCGTGAGCTGGCCCTGAAGATCCTCGAAACCCAGCAACTCATCCGGCGGGCCAACCTGGAGGAGGCGAGGCACTCCAAGGATGCCGCCGTCGCGGCAAAGGCGCGAGCGGAGCTGGAAACGCTCGATGAGCGCGAGCGCAACGAGCGCAAGGCGGCCGAAGGGACGGTCGTCGACGCTTACGAAGCGCTGTCGCGCGAACTGAACGACGTGGTGGCGGCCGTTCGCGCCCATGACTGGGTGGCGCTCTTCAGGAGCTTGGCGGACGCGATCACTGACCTGAAGGCCGCGTGGAACGCCAAGACCCCGGACGGAAAAACCGACTGGAGCAGCCGGGTGAGCGCGGTGTCCAGCGTCGCGGGTATGGCGGGCCAGGCGATCGGCGGCACGGCCGGCGCGGCCATCTCTGGCGCGGCCAGTGGGGCGATGGCCGGCTTCACCGTCGGGGGCCCGGTGGGCGCGGCGATCGGCGCCGTGCTCGGCGGCATCTTCGGCGGCATCAGCGGCAGCAAGGCCGAGAAGGCCCGCAAAGCCGAAGAGGAGCGCCAGCGTCAGGCTGAACGCGCCCGCCGCGCCGAGGAAGTCGCCCGCCAGGCCCGCGAACTGGAAGTGGCGCTGGCCGAGGCCACCGGCGACGTGTTGGGCGCCCTGAACCTTCAGCGGAAGGCCTTCATGGAGGGCATCGCCGAGGAGAACCGCGCCCTGGCCGAGCAGGTCTACGCTCTGCAACAGGCCAAGCAGGCCCAGGAGGCGTACAACCAGCTGTTCCTCACCGAACAGGAGCGGCTCGTCCAGACGGCCGCGGAACTCGGCGACGGCTTCAAGTCGCTCGGCCTGAACTCCGTCACCTCGATGGAAGAGTTCAAACAACTCGCCGACTCCATCGACCGCACCACGTCGGCCGGCCAGCAACTGTTCGCCGGCCTCATGGCGTTGGGCCCGGCGTTCGCGCAGGTGGCGGGCTTCATCGGCTCGCTCCAGGGCGCCGCGGCGTCTCTCACGCCCTTCCAGGCCGCGCAGGGCGCCGTGTCCGCGGCCGAGGCCAAGGTCGAGGCGGCCCGGCAGGCCCTCCAGCGCGCGATTCAGGCCGAGGTGCAGGCCAACAGCGAGGCCGCCCAGGCCGCGCAGACACTCGCCCAGCGGTTCCGGGCCGTCGCGGACAGCCTCGCCACTTACGGCCGGAGACTGGCGGAAAGCGCGAACCTTCTGGACCCGAGGCAGGCGCTGGCCCGCACCCGCGCAGACTTCAACCGCGTCGCGGGAAGCCGCGACCCCGAGGTGCTGGCGCAGATGCAGGCGGTGGCTGATCCGTTCCTTGAAGCGGCGCGCCGAGCGGCCCCGGATGCCGCCACGTATGCCCGCGAACTGGCGAAGGTCCGCGTGGCCGTCGATCAGGCCCAACGGTTCGCCAGCAAGGAGGCGTCGGCGGCCGAGGCGACCGCGGCTCAACTGCGAGCCGCGAACGACAACCTCCAGCGGGTCGACGAGAGCGTCCTTTCGGTCGCGGAGGCGCAGCGGCAGCTTGCCGATGCGGAGGCCGAGTTGGTCGCGGCTCAGGCTGTGTTCGAGAGCGAACAGATCAAGCTGCTACAGCAGATCAGGGACGCCCTCACCAACGGCGGGGGCACGCCCGGCGCTGCGAACGACAATGTGTGGACCGCGACGGGCTACCTGGCGAAGAACGCCGACGTGAAGGCCCACTGGGATCAAGGCATCCCGCAGAAGCACGGCTTCACGAACGAGCACGAGTGGGCCTGGGCGCACTGGATCGGCATTGGCCGGGACGTCGAAAAGCGCTCGTTCGCGACCGGTGGATCGTTCACGGTCGGCGGCGTCGGCGGGCCGGACAGCCAGTTCATGCCGCTCTGGCTCACCCCGGGCGAGCAGGTGGACGTCCGCCGACCCGGCGACGGGGCCGAGCTGCAGGCTGAAGTCCGTCAACTCCGCGAACAGGTCCGGGAACTGGGCGTGAGCCTCAACGCCGCCCTGGCATCCGTCGCCCAGCACACCGGGAAGATGGCCCGCAAGCTGGAGAGCTTCGAAGATCAGGGGATGCCGGTTCGCGGGGCTACTCCGGGCGCTCCGGTGCAGACGGAGGTTGCGGCATGAAGGTGATCCGCCCGATGCGCGTCGACGATGCCGCGCTGGTGTCTTCCGACGTGCCTGAGACCGAGCATGCGGCGTGGAGCTCTGTAACCGCCTACGATGCCGCCGATCGGGCGATCAAGGCGCACCGCATCTGGGAAAGCGTCCAGGGGGCGAACACCAACCACGACCCCGTCACCGACGATGGGACGTGGTGGATCGAGATCGGACCGACGAACCGCTGGGCGATGTTCGACGAGATCGTGCAGACACAGACCACGCAGGCCGACAGCGTGAGCGTCCAGCTTCAGGCGGTGGGCCGGATCGACACCGTCGCGATGCTGAACATCGCCGCGACCTCCGCTCTGGTGAGGATGACGGACAGCATCGACGGCGTGGTCTACGAGGAAACCTTCGGGCTCGTCTCTACGGAAGGCATTGTGGACTGGAGCGCCTACTTCTTCGAGCCCATCGCCCGGAAGACCGACCTGATCGTGCAGGGCCTCCCGCCTTATGCCAACGCCCTTCTGGACGTCGAGCTGACGCAGACCGGCGGCACGGTGAAATGCGGGGTGCTCATCCCAGGCTTCTCAAGAACGATCGGCACGACGCTGGCCGGGGCTGGTGTTGGGATCAGGGACTATTCCACGAAGGAGACCGATGACTTCGGGCGCGCCTTTGTGGTCGAGCGGGCGTTCGCCAAGCGCGCGACGTTTCAAGTTCTCGTCGACAACGCGATGGTGGATGGCTTGCAGACGCTACTCGCCACCTACCGGGCCACGCCCATCCTATACGTCGGTTCTGAGCGGTTCGCGGCCACCGCCCTCTATGGCTTCTACAAGGACTTCGGGATCGACATCGCCTATCCCGAGCACGCCTTGTGCAGCCTGGAGATCGAGGCGCTGACCTAGCGCCTACCTCACCCCGCTCAACCAGCAAAAAACCCACGACACAGGAGGCGAGCCGCATGGCTGTGACGCCCGTTACGCCGATTGACGCCCTGCCGTCAGCTCCATCCCGAGGCCAAAGCCCGGACTCGTTCTCGACGGACGCCGACGCCTTCCTGGGCGCACTGCCGGCGTTCGGGACACAGCTGAACGCGGCGGCGCAGGCCACCGAGGCCAACGCCCAGGCGGCC